TCACTTTTCCCCAATAACCGGACGATCCAGTGTCGGGCTGATTTGTACCTTCCTGTCGTAGATAAGCACCTGGCTTTCTGTTTTGTGGCCGCTGAAAATCTGCTTATCCCTGCTACTACCCTCAAAATCTGAAATAGCTTTTGCCTTGATATCGTGGAATGTGTAATCCAGTTGTCGGCCCAGTTCACTTTGTGCGGCGCGTACAGCTTTTAACCAGCGATTATTGAACGTCTTGCGGATGAACTGACCACGATCGTTGTTGTAGAGAACCAGCGCGTCAGGTGACAGTTTTGGACATTCTGTCTGTGCTGTTTTCAGCGCTTGCTGAAGGCGAGGTGTCCAGACCTTAATCTGTTTTTTTCCGGTCTTTCCTTGCTGGATAAAAATACCCTTATCAGAAACTTGCATCCAGCGCAGAGCGAGTACGTCAGCTTGCCGGGCGGCGCACAGGTAAGAAATTTCCATTGCAGCCCTGACAACGTGATCAGCATGCTTATAAATAGCCAGGTAGTCTTCGTCAGTGATGTATTGCTCGCGTGCCTTGAGAGAGAATTTACTGACGCCAGCACACGGATTTCCCTTAACGTAACCGCGTTCATATCCCCAGCGGTAAACACGTGACATACTGCTCATCTCCTGGTTGGCCTGGTTTTTACTTTGCAGTCCACGACGATCCATGAACTGACGCACATCTTCTGGCTTTATTACATCAGCTTTAACTTTACCAAACACGGCAAGTAATTTTTTCTGATGTTGTAAATAATCCCGCTGGGTTCGTATTGCAAGCTCGGTGTAGTAGCCGCTTTTAATAAACATTCCCCAGAGCTTTTCGAACGTTATTACATCTGAGTAATTGCGCCGTTCTTCCTCGTACCGTTTCCATAATGCCGACATAGTGAGTGTGATTGGCCCCAGTGTCACAGTTTCCCGCGACGTGGGTTTGTAGTAGTAACGCGTTTTTGTTTTGGATACGCGCGGCGGCAGTTTGTTATCTCCAGGATCCTTTCTTCTGCGCCCCATTTAAATAGCTCCGAAATCGGGTTTTTCTTCTGTTCTGGTCTGTACGGTGATCTGTCCGTTCAATACAGCGTTAATGTGCGTCCAGGTCACCATCGGGCGACCTTCCCGGTCGGGTATGTACGAGACGCCGCCGCGGTCAAGGATTTCCCTTTGTTTGGATGCCTTCTGATAACCGGTAAACTCAATCAGTTCTGCGTCTGTTAGCAGATCGTTTTCTCTGGTCATGTTGGTCTTTCCTCATCATCCGGTACACGGCATCATCAGCATCACTGCAGGCGCGTTCGATGTCTGACTGGGTCAGTGTCTTCTTTCGTACGCTTGCCGATAACCGGCCAATCTTTATATCGAAATCTGTGAGTAGGGTAGCTCCGGGTTGCCATCGCAGCATTGCGGTCTCCTGTAAATAGTGAGACCACAATGCTAGTGGTGGTGGCGGTTTATTTCTGATTACGCTTAATCAGGTTTTCGGGGAGGAATGCGCTTTTCTCGCGCGTAACCTTTACGTTTTTTGGCAGGTGCATACCCAGTTCACAACGGCTGCGTGCTTCAATAATTCCGTTACTACCGTCCGCGAATACGATGTGGACGGCATCGCCGCGTTTAAGTGATAGTTTCAGCATTGTTAGCGTACCTGCAGTGAACGTTCGCCGATCTCAAGATGGGCGCCCGGTACCGGATTTAACAGTTCGGCAGGTACTTCTCCACCGTCAGCAGTGATTTGCGCTGCGGCAGCTTCCGCAGCTTCGATCGCTTCTTTGATGGCTTTTTTGTCCGGGGCGATAATCGTCTGAACAGTAACCAGTTCGTCTGGCAGTAGCTTCTCGTTATCGATGACAACACTGATGCTACCTTTTCTGGCGGAAAAGGTATTTTTAGACGTCTTGAGCTTATCCAGATTAGCGGTCATCAGGCACGACAGAATATATTTACGTAATGCTTTATCTTTATTTTCGAAATGCTTTTTACGTTCCGCCAGGCGCTTTATTTCTTCATCGCAGGTTTTAGCATGACCGAGATTATTGCGGGCGATTACCATGATGGCATCCAGCTTATCAGCGAGTTCACCTTCAATGCTTTCCAGCGTATCGGCGATCATTTCCGGAGTCAGTTCATCAGAGCTTTCCAGCAATTGCAGCAGACTGGTATAGTCGGCAGCTAACGCGATTGCAGTAGTCATTCTGCTTTCTCCTGCACTTTATTCAGTTCGGCGATACGTTCATCTTTAATGGTTGTCAGCCGCCGCAGACGCCCACCTAAGTAACGCGCGTGCTGTTTATCACCTTTCGCCTCTGCATCCTTGCGATGCACTTCCGCTTCGCGGGCAATCGATGAATAGACCTTGTTGATCTCGTTTTCTGATACAGCAGATGCAATGGTGTTAGCGACTCGGGTTAGTTTGTCGTCCAGTTCCTGGCGGACGCGGGCTGCATCCTCAGCGTTTTCACTGGCATTTTTCAGCGCAAATTCAGCTTTATTTTTCTGGCGATACTCCGGGTTGTCGTACAGGCCCATGAAAATATCAGCGCAGAAACCAAGCGCAGACAGCGCTTTTTTGGTTGCGTCAGTCAGTGATTTTTTTGTTGCTTCACCATCACAAATAGGGCCATATTTGCTGCCGTAAATATATGGGGTACACCCGAAAGAAATCTCCTCACCGCGTACACCATTGCGGATGTACCAAAGTCTGATTTTGATAATGTGATGTTTTTCTGTCAGGATGCCGCCGACACCGTCGGGGATAAGTTCCCACGTGTTGTTACCGTCAGTGCCTTTGACCGTGCGAGTAATTGGTGCGCCATTGTCAAAGCGCTCTTCCAGAATATCGACACCCCAGCCGATACCTTTTGGACCAAATTCGCGTGTAGCGATCATGGTCATGTAGGCGCCATTGATTGAGGTTCCGCCTCCGTTCACAGAGAACGCAGTAGTAAAACGCTCATCTGTTTTGAATACGTCTTTCCACAATTCCAGGTTGTCACGTTCAGCAGACTGCATTTCGTTGATGCTCTGAACCAGTTCAGAGGCTTGCGGGAGTTGCTTTTCACGTTTAATGCGCTCGACAAGTTGATCCACATCCTGAACGAGAGTTTTTACTTTATCGCTCAGCTTTTCTTCCTGCTGGACGGTTTCGTCCAGGTTCGTTGCATAAACGCCATAACCCATGCTATTCAACGTTTCACGGGCTTGTGTTGCCTGATCATCTGTAACAGTTTCTTGTTCGGTCACTTCCTGTTTTTCACCTTCATTTGAGGCGGTTTCAGACATCAGATTATCAACGGAGAACATTCCATTGCCGAGGTTTGATACCTGTGGTTGTGTATCGGTTTTAACCCATTTTGGGTCGTTCGGGTCGCTGATGCCCTCGACGTATTCACCGCGTGCGGCGGCAAGCTGTCGGTTGGCTTCTTCTACCGCGTCTTTTTCCGGAGTGTGTCGGGCAGCTGTGAGTGCTTCCTCGGTGGGGGTCTCGTGATCAGTCTCCGTTAAGTTGGCGTTGATATACCCCTGAAGGCGTCCGGGGTAGTGATAAAACTCAGGGTGTGCGCTTCGGATCAGCGCGAAAATAGCGGCGCGGGAATAATCCAGGATACCGGGCGTTGCGCGAAGTGCTGCGGACCATTCTTTGAACGGACTTTCCTTTTTCTTTACGATTTCTTTTGCGCGACGGTAAACGCTGCCAGGTAGCTCATAGATATTAAAGTCCATAGGCAAAGTGGCCATTGCAATCTCTACGTCCAGAGTATCGAGAGTGTGTTCGTAATCAGGGTTACGGTCAGTCTTATTGCCACCGCCAGCGTTGGCGCCGCTTTCAGTGCGTTGAATAGCCGATACACGGTTGCCTTTCGCCCACTCCTTAACGAGCAAACCGCGATCGATATGCTCCGTCTCGAACCATGTTTTAAGGAACTGGATAACAGTCGCCAGTTCAGGAGTTTTTCCATCGACAGGGAATACTTTTTTAACGGCATTCACTATTTTGTGAATGTCATGTTCAATGGCTTTCTTGAACGCTTCAACATTCTCGGCGGCAAGCAGCAGGTTCTGGACATATGAATTATCGGTGTCCATTTCGAGACGCAGAATTTCTTTTTTCTGGGAGGCGTCGACGTGATAAAGATACTCACCTTCACCTATGTACTGAGCAAGAACGCGGTGACGGAGAGGCATAGTTGCGACAACAGTCAGCTCGGGGGCTGGGGCTGTTGCCTGGGCAGGGCTGTTGCTTTCGTTACCAAAATTTTCGGTGTGGTCTTCCAGCACTTCGCCTGTTTCGGTATCAACACCGTCAACGATGTGCTGGCGGGCCACGGCGGCGGCTTCAGATGATGGCAGGGTGACGCCGGGGATTTGCGTCCAGGTCATATTGTCTTTAGCGAGTTGATAGTAATCGCAGAAAGTGAGGCTCAGTTCGCCTTCCGGCGGCAGTTCGTTAACGACAGGGAAATTAGTAGCAACAGCTTTGAAATAATCTTTCAACTTTGTGCCGGATTTAATCAGAAGATAATCCAGTGTTGCATTTGCCGCTTCAAAATTATCACTGCACCAGAGTACAGCGTCTTTCTGGCCTGATGATTTCTTTGCTTTGCGGACTAAAAATACAGGATTAGTTCCACTCATTGTTTTGTCCTCAATTCGTGTAGAATGGAGGTGCCTTAACAGCACCCCGATATATCTGGTTGTTAGGTCCGGTTCGCTTTGGTCGGTTGGACCGGACAGGGCATGCCCGCTTCGGTGGGCGTTTTCTTAATGGATGGTCTGATAAAATTTTTCTGTGTAATCAAGCTTGTAACTTCGATAATTACCAAACACTGCTTGTTCTCCATCACTTACCTTGACTGTGAGCAGCGAAATGGCTTCTACAGCACAATGAGGACAGTCGAACTTTCCGAGTACATATCCACCGTCGAGAATCACAGTAGTTTCGCCAGTTGAATTTGAGTGAATAACGCCTGAGACTTTCTTTTCGCAATTGAATAAAGCAATGCTCTTATTAACTGCTTTCAGGTTCATTTCGATTTTTACGATTTCCATAAGTTCTCCAGTCTTAAATTCAGGGTGTAGGAAGCCACGCCAAATTAATGGCGAATTTTTCATTTCATATTTCGGAACTACTATTTAACTTTCGTGCGCCATCTGGTCGTATGAGGCACAACGTACAGAGCAGTAATCGCGCTCTTCATGTGTCAGCTGCGCGCCGCGAATCAGCGTCAGCTCGTTTTTTACTTCTTTGCCTTGCTCAATCGGCTTTCCACACAGGTGGTAAGCGCATGTCTTTTGGTTATGCATCCGGATCTCCTTTCTGCGCCAGCAGGTAGCAAAGGCGGCGGATTAAAACCTCAATCCGATTGAGCGGGACGGCCTGCTGTCGAGCTGGTTTACGTGCGAAATCAATCATTCTCACCCTCGTTTGCCTTATCGCCGGCCAGCGGAACATTGTTTAAACCTTCTGCGCGTTAACTTTTCCACCTCATTCCGGTCTTCGTATGCCCCGGACGGCTACTTCGTGGGCGTCCTGCCTGGGTGGTTCGTTGTTGCTATGGATTAATTAAACACAATGTTTATTAGCGTGTCAACATAATGAGTCTTTTTATATAAACAAATTGTTTATTTGTTGGGGGGGTGGTGTGGGTAGTATGTATTTTAAGGTTTGATATGGTCATAAAATCATCAAAGAGGGTTGGCTATGGATCGTGACGAGCTGGAAGAAGACCGTGCGGCATTCATTGCGGGTGAGATTGGCGGCGCAGTGGTCGAATTGATAATCGACGGCGTAGTGATTAACCGTGATGCGATCGTTGAACGCCTGGAGGAGAAGCGCAGGGCAGTGGGAAACGTCATTCACAAAGGTGTATTGCGGGATGCGGCTGCGATGGTGAGGAAAGGGCAGTAAATACCCGGCGCGGTGGCCGGGTATATTTATTCGAATGGGAGATCTATTTGTCTTTGTGGATTCAGCTGTTTTTTTACATGCTCAATTTCGAATGTGGTTTTTATGGCATCGCCAATCATGTATTGGGTTACCTTCAGGTCAACAAGCAACATATCACCTTTAGAAAAGTTTAAGGTGTTGTTATCAATATCACTGATAAACTTCTGGTCTTTAATCTCAGCCAAAAAGCTACTGGAACCATCAGAAAATCTCCATCGGCTGCCTTCATTAAAAGAAATGTTTTTAATCTGAAGAGCTTTCTCTACCGTGGACTCTGAAATTATTGACTCTGCAGGTAGCTCAACTTTGAAATAATGTGCCTCTTGCTTGTCGATCGTCATGAATGTCAGTCCATCATCGACAGTGGAAGCAAAACTGTCGATGCCTTCTTGCTCTAATGGCTTGCTTATAACTTCTTGCAATGAAGAACGAAGTTTAATATTTCTATACAGTTCAATTACTTTGCTGTCGAAAATTTCACTATCGTCATCAACAAAGACTTCAACGTTGCTATCAGGCAGATTGTGTAACTTTTTTATTTCTCTTGGTCCAATCCATTTAACTAGTTGGATTAGACCCTTGCAAATTTTTTCTCTGGGGCCAGGGCAAAAACCAATTAAAGCAATAAGATTAGCTGCGGCTGTTGCTGTATCGCCAGAAAAAAAATCAACAGCCTGTTTGATCCAAGATGTAGATGAGGCAATCAGATCTATTCCAAATGATCCAGCTTTGAATGATGCGTTAACCTTTACGGAAACAACGGTCTTGTTTCCATAAACTGTTTTTCCGGCTTCCTCTAATGCATCTGACAAGGATAGGAGGGCAGGAGCAAGGTCACGCACGTTCATTTCGTGCGTCTCCAGTGCTGGACCGTCGTATACTATCCTGAACTTCATATCATTAGTTTCCGAATCGCTGCCTGCATCCATTATGGCACTCACCTGATCGCATATACAGTTAATTTACGATATTGTTTTAAGTTCAACGGACTTCTTTTGCATGATTACCCATGCTTCCTGTACGTCTGCTGTGTGTTACTCGGCATCACCCTTAATCCGCCGCCCCATATACTTGGCGTACAGTTCGTCGAGCTCCTTCAGGCGCAGGGATACGATCCGCAACATGTTCTGTTGTTCTTCTTCATTTGGTAGTTGGTTGTAGAGTTCCAACAGTCTCCGTTCGTCGTGCCTCAAACCATCTTTGGCATCCACGTCTTGTCCTAAAACCCATTCCAGGCTAACGCCAAGCGCATCGGCAAGTTTTATTGCAGAGCTTTTACCTATTGCTCCCCTGACAAACCAGTTGTTGACCGATTGAGCGCTCACACCGCAGATCCTCGCTATATCCGCTTTGGATATGCGCTTCTTCTCAATGATCTCATTTAACCGCCGAACCTGCGGATTGTCAGTTTGGTGTGTGTTTTTTCTCATATATCGAAATTCTAAACTAAAAGTTTATCTCCTCAACATTCATAATGTTGACTTTAAACTAAACATAATGTTTAATTTGTTTGTAACTTCTAAGGAGTGGTTTATGAACGCATTAGAAAAAGCCATACAAGTTGCCGGCAATTCTTCAAAGCTGGCAGAAAAGCTCGGTGTTTCGTCAATGACAATTAGTCACTGGAAAAAACGTTACGGTGGTGTTGTACCTAAAGGCCGAGTTTTCCCCATTTTTCATGTAACTGGCATCACCCCACACGAACTTCGCCCTGACATGTATCCAAACCCAACAGATGGATTACCAAGCCAAGAGGCATCAGCCAAATAACCATAGAGGATATTTACCCATGGAGAACGCAATTGCACGAAAGTTAGACCCACCAGAAATCAACCCGATTGAGATAGAGAGTGTCCTGCTCAACCGGCTTGCATCAGTAGGGCAGAAATCATACGCCGAGCATATGGGCATCAGTGAGTCGACAGTCAGCAGACGTAAAGCTGAGGGATATTTCTGCAACATGGCGAAAGAGCTGGCTTTTCTTGGGATTCAGGCCGCGCCACCGGAGGCGGTACTGGTATCCAGAAACTATCTCACAGCTGTAGAGATTCTCGCTGATGCAGGGCTAAAGGCTGAACGAGCCAGGCCGGATGCGCTGGGGTGGGACTGAAAATGGCAGCAACCAAAAAGGCGAAAGCCGTGGTGCGCGAACACCAACGGCTTTCTGGTGGAATTAACTGGATCAATTCACAGGAGTAATTATGGCAAACACTGCCGAAGTAATCAATTTTCCTGTGCCTGACGTGGCACCTAAGGAGCCGCGCGTGGCAGATCTCGATGATGGCTATACGCGCCTGGCAAATGAACTTCTGGATGCCGTGATGTGTTCTGGTTTGCCGGAGACTGAGCTGTGCATCCTGATGGCCGTATGGCGCAAAACGTATGGATACAACAAGAAAATGGACTGGATCAGCAACGAGCAGTTAGAGGAGATGATTCAGAAGCATCATACCCATTGCTCGACAGCAAAAAACAGTCTGATCAGGAAGAAGGTACTGATTCAGGAAGGCCGCAGGGTTGGTATGAATATCCATATTTCCGAGTGGCAAACTAAAAATAACGGATTCTGCAAAACATTAGCTAAACCTGCTAAGAAAACCTTAGCGGAAGTTGCTAACGCACCTAAGCAGAAGTTGCTAACCACAAAAGACAAACTAACAAAAGACAATATTAAAAGATCTACGTCAGAGAATTCTGACGAATCCTCTGACAAGCCAGGAAAGAAACCTCATGTCCTAAAACCCGAAGCAGCGATTCAGAGAGGCAACAAGTGGGGAACTGCTGAAGACCTAACTGCTGCCGAGTGGATGTTTGACCTGATAAAAACCATTTCTCCATCAGCCAGAAAACCTAACCTGGCAGGATGGGCTAACGATATACGCCTGATGCGTGAATGTGACGGACGAACACATCGCGACATGTGCGTGCTGTTTCGCTGGGCGTGCCATGACAGCTTCTGGGCTGGCAACGTCATTAGCCCGGCAAAGCTCCGCGAAAAGTGGACTCAACTCGATATCAACCGCAACAAGCAACAGACTGGCACAACTGCCTCTAAGCCAAAACTTGACCTAAATAACACTGACTGGATATACGGAGTGGAGCTATGAAAAACATTGCTGCGCAGATGGTCAATTTTGACCGTGAGCAGATGCGCCGTATTGCCAACAACATGCCGGAACAGCTCGACGATAAGCTACAAGTTGAGCAGGTTGCTAAGGTCATCAACAACGTGTTTAGTCAGCTTATGGCAGCGTTCCCTGCTACCACGGCTAATCGCAGCCAGGCCGAGATGAACGAAATCCGGCGCCAGTGGGTTCTGGCTTTCCGTGAGAACGGCATCACCACCATGGAGCAAGTTGCGGCCGGAATGCGTGTCGCCCGCCGTCAGGAACGTCCGTTTCTGCCATCGCCGGGACAGTTTGTAGCGTGGTGCCGTGAGGGGAGTGGAGCACTCGGGGTCAGTGTTGACGACATTATGGGCGAATACTGGCGCTGGAGAAAGCTGGTTTTCCGTTATCCGACAAGTGAGCAGTTCCCATGGAGAGATAAAAATCCGCTGTATTACCACGTCTGCCTGGAGCTGCGCCGCCGTGGAACTGAGGGGCAATTAAGTGAAAAGGAACTTATCCGGGCCGCTGGCGACATCCTGCATGACTGGGAAAAGCGAGCTCTTGCAGGTAAACCCATACCGCCTATTTGTTGCGCTTTAGCCGCGCCGTCGCGGGATCGCGGTCCAACGCCAGCCGAGATGCTAATGGCTAAATACAAACAACGCAAAGACGCCGGTCTGATTTAACAGGAGCAACCAATTGAAAGAACGTGGAATGATTTTTAACAGCGAAATGGTTCGCGCCATTCTCGATGGGCGGAAGATGCAGACGCGGCGGATTATGAAGGTCCAACCAGACACACCAGAGTTTGGCTTGCGACGCATTATTGAGTCGTCCAAAGCCAATGAGAACGGAATGTATTTCTGGTCTCAAGACGACGCCTGCGGAATCAAAGCGCGCTCAAAGCCGTTTTTATGCCCATACGGTGAGGTTGGCGATCGCATCTGGGTGCGAGAAACATGGGCTGAGGCTGGAGCCAGCGCACCTGAACTGAAACTCTATCGTGCTAATTACCCCGATCACGTCCCATCGCATTACGAGAATGTGCCGCCGGTTGGTGAAATTCGCTGGACGCCATCAATCCACATGCCGCGCTGGGCCAGCCGCATAACGCTGGAAATCACCGATGTGCGCGTGGAGCGTTTGAACAATATCAGTGAGTGCGATGCAAAAGCGGAGGGGGCCCCAACAGAATGCACTCTCATTGGCGATAAGCATTACCCCGGATTCCGTAGCTTATGGAAATCCATCTACGGCGAAGAGTCTTGGGCGGCTAATCCGTGGGTGTGGGTGATTGAATTTAAACGCGCTGAGGGCGGTGCAGCATGAGCAATCCATTTTTTATCAAATGCCTCAAAGATACAGAAGGCTGGTGGGCTGAGGGCGAGATTTACGAAGCCTGCAGGGTTGCCGGTGGTTTTGTGATGTTTGGTGATGATAACGATCCGAACGAAAAAGAATGGAGCGCAACCCCTGTGGAATATCGTGAAGATGGTTCGATCCTTTATCAGATTGGCGGGATTGAAGGTGAGGTTTTGTTTGAGGAGGCCGCCCAATGAGCAACATCGACAAACAGGCGCGGGTGCAACTGGAAGCCGCAGAACGCCGCATGGCAGAACAAAGCGCGATTGTAGCTGCTGCTGAAAAACTGGTCCGTTGCAAAGGTCGTTATCACAGCGAACTGAACTACCGGGCGCTTGCAAAACTGTTTGGTGTCATTACGCCGGATTTACCACCACTTGAACATGAAAACGTTCAATGCGCAGACGCTGCTGAAGGGTTTCGTATCGCGCTGGCATCGTTGGAATCCATGACACCAGAAGAGCGGGCGAAACATGACGCCAGTATAGAAGCATTCAAAGAGATGTTGCCGCAACCAGCACCGGTAGACAAAGAATTTATCCCTAAAAACCTGGACAAGGCGTTGGGTGTTGTTGGTGTTGCGTTACCTGAATCAAAGGAAGAGTTTAATTTCCAGATAGAGCGCTGGATACAGCGTCTCATTGACCGGGTTATTCGTTATGCCGATGAATTCAAAGAGCAGCCAGCGCCGGTAGTGCCGGATGAGTGCCCTGACGAGTTGCTGGCGTTCTGTGAGCAGGTGATTGATAGCCGTATCACCGCAAACGCAAAAACTGATGAGCTATGGAACGCCTGCCGCGATGCCATGCTTAATGGCGATACTTTTCGGGGAAACTCAATTTCGTCAACCAATAATTTTCGGGAAATAGCGGAAACGTCAACTAACTCTCAGGTAATTCCGGATGGCTGGATAAGCTGTAGGGAGCGGATGCCTGAGCAAGGTGCTTACATTTCAGCGGTGTCAAGGCATGGTGAATACGTAGCCGGGCAAGTTATTGACGACTGGCTAGATCTGCATGATGGAACATCATTCGGACTTGATGAGGTGTATCTATGGATGATGTTGCCTCCACTGCCAGCAGCACCACAAAAGGAGGTTAAGTGATAGGCGTCAAGAGCAAGAGGGAGAGGTTAGCATAAACATTAATCAAGGCTCTTATGGGCTTTTTATTCTATTATAAACGGACTTTTTTTGAGGGTGATACCATGAAGCCGAAGAAGCTAAATGCTGAGCAGCAATATCAAACAGACCTTGAATTGGTCAAGAAGAAGCCCGCAAATCGTACCGAGGCAAAAGCTCATTTGGCAGCGCAGTTACGGATTAGCAAGTACAAGGCGCAGAACTCTTCCAAAATTCGCGTTGGCAGTTTCAGGGGAAGAAAGAAGGTGCATTTCAGTAAGGCCGAAGAAGATGCCAGGGCGGCACTAAATAAAGCAAATGCCATTAGATTTTCTGAAGGGGAGGTTGAATCCGTTGATACAGATCGAATCTCTGAGAGTAATAAACGCTGGCGTGGGAGAACTGCTGACTAATGTCTGACTGGAATATTGCAGCACAATCAAAAGACAAGCAGGTCAACGAGGCGCTCAGTTTTACCTACGAATACGCGTTTGCCCCGGAAAACCGCTACAAATACTAACCCGCTGCGGCGGTTTTTTTTTCGCCTAAAATCTGATATGAAACAACATGCTAGCTTTTGCAAAAAGTGCTATTCACCTCTTGAATATTCTTTCTAACATGCATACTGTGTTTATATACAGTGGTTAGATGTAGAGGGAATTATGAGAATTGAGCTTGTTATCAGCCGGACAAAACAGCTTCCGGAAGGTGCCGTTCCTGCACTTGAAAAAGAATTAATTACCCGTCTCCAGAATCAGTATGAAAACTGCAACTTAACCATCCGTCGAGGCAGTCAGGATGGCCTGAGTATCATCGGTGCCGCTGAGGGACTGGCGTATGGCAATGAGCCATTTTATTATCGAGTTCGGTGACCGCCTGGACGGTCACTTCTGAGAAAAGGCGTTTACACAAAATGGTAAACAGGCTCTTGCACAAGCTAAGCCATTTCTGGAAATTCTTCTTCAACTTTTTGCTCAATCGCTTCATGAAGGCTTTCTCGTTTGCTCTTCTCATCAAGCAAGGCCAGAGTCTGTCTGTACTCTGGTGCTTTGGCAAATTCTACAAACGCAGCATCAAAGCCAAGACTCTTAACCTTCTGCTCAACAGACTTCAGTGGTACGCGGAAAAACTCCTTGCGGTTATTAATGAGGTTTACTCGGTGAGCTGAGAACTCATTATGCAGACTAGCCTCCAGAGCAGGAGCGTCATCAGAATAGATAAGTGCATGAATATCGAACTTGAACGGCACAGATGCTGAGCCAAGCTCATTGACTCTCTCTTCAGGCTCCAGCCTTCTGGTTAACCCAATCTTATATACACCTTCGCCAAATGCACCCACATTTGAGATAACATATACATGGCCACTGCGGGTGAGTTGAGCCTGGGATTTTGCTCGTTCTGAAAGCTTCCTGGCCTCTTCAAGTTGCTGCTCAAGCTCAGCGATTCTTTGTTCAATTTGTTCTTTTTCTGCACTTGTTGCTTTCTCAAGTTCCTTGCGAGCCCGCTCCATCGCTTTTTCGAAGTCACGTTCTGCCTTCTGCTCCTCGCGGATGGCCTTTTCATATTCTCTTTGCGCTTTTTCCTCTTCGCGCTGCAACTCACGTTCTTCTCTTAGTATTTCTCGCTCATCTTGCAGCTTCAGCTCCTTTTCATGACAGAGCAGAAGCTCTTCAAGGCGGAGGTTAAGATAATCATACGTGATTCTAATATTCATGGACTCGCCGAACTTATTGATAGCATCGAAAGCGCTCTCAATTCGCTTCTGTAGTTGTTCAACATTACCGGCTTTTATTTTAGCAATCGCTGCATCGCACTCGCTATTGAACGCCCTGACAAGCAGCTTCACGTAGCGTTTAACCATTTTTTTGCCTTCCGCTTTACTGCCATTGACCTGCCAGTCGATGCTGAAATCACATGCAGCATTTTGCCTCAACAGGATCTTTTGCCTTTCTTTATTTTTGGTAATGGCTTCCTGATAAGCGGCTGAATCATGATAATCGAAGGTTGGCTCATATACGCCATAATCAATCATTGAAGCAGCATCACTAACACTGGATAGCTTTTCAGTTAGCTCTATGAGAAGAGCCCGTTTTTCTCTGTACTCTGACTTCAAAGCGGCCAGTTCTGCTTCATGGATAGAAAGAGCCTCCTGCACTGCCTTTTCTTTTTTGTCAAGTTCGGAGCTTTTTTCGTTAACCTCTTTGTCGAATGCTTTACGCTTCCCTTCAATTTCTTGCTGAATGCTTTGTCTGGCACTTTCCTCATCATCAGATAATTTTTTTCTGAAGGATTTTTCCTCTTCATCAAGTTGATTGCGCAACCTTAATTCTTCTGCCTCAAGATCTACAATCTTACTGAACCTCTCCATATCAGCATCATGTTTCTTTTTCTGTGATTTGAGTTTGATAAAACAGATTAGCAGAATAATTAAAAGCAGCAGAATGCAACCAAGAAGACCCCAAACCATGCCTATTTCCTCTCTCCTGAGTTAATAGGCATATGGTAACAAAGCATCAAAAAACGATCATTACATAACCAATGCAAATATTACGCACTAGCGGTAGTGAACTACTAATGTAGCGAAGCCCCTGTGGCGGCAACCACTTGGGCTTCTGATTTGTCCAAATCCATGCATAGGATAATAGACAGACATGGAAACTGTAGAAAATAGAGTTACGACAATCACTAATGGGTATTCGGGATAAGTAGTTGTTAAAGATCTTTTGCATAGATCTGCAATTCATTTTTATAGACAGTGAAAGTTGTTGTTGACCTCCTGATCTGGTTCCTATAATGTTTGTTTCACGAGGCGTCGAAACCTCTTCTCAGTGCGGTCAGAACCAACCCCGATAGTGTTGGCTTTTTTATGTCTGTCATTCAGTGAACGCATAGCGCGGTCACGTCCCGCTCAATGTCGGGAGGGCGACTAATACAACACCCGTAAGGGAAATAAGTCCGCGGTCTCACTGAGCCGTTTCGAACCTCCCGGCACCACTCCGATAGTGGTAATTCGAAAAAATCAGTGAGGTCATCATGACTAACCATTCTCCAGTAGAAAATCTGCCAGTTGTCACCTACAACACTCTTCCGGTGATCACCACCGATATGTTGGCTCAGGTTTATGGCACTGAAACTATTCGCATCCAGCAAAACCACAAGCGCAATGATGATCGGTTTATTGAGGGCAAACACTTCTTTAAGCTGGAAGGTACTGAACTAAAAGCATTTAAGAACAGACTATCTTTAAGCGAGTCTGTTGGTAAACGCGCTCGTAGCCTTGTTCTCTGGACAGAACGCGGCGCTGCCCGCCATGCTAAAATGCTCGAAACCGATCAGGCATGGGAAGTTTTCGAAAAACTGGAAGACTGCTATTTCAGCCAGAAGCAACAAACCCCAACTCGCCAGGCATCCCCGACCATCGATATGATGAACATCGATCTTCTCATTCAGATCCGCGATGGTAACGTCAAAGACATTCGGCAGGTTGGCTCTGATATGTTTGTCGGTAAGGTAGACCAAATTCTGAGCGGCTTGCGTGAAAGTGGCTGGATCGTTATCAAGCGCGAATTGTTGGCCGAAAAATTGGCTACATGGTAATAGTGCATGTTCCAATATAACCCGCTCCATTGCTGAGGAATCCTCAGCGCTGCGGCGGGTTTTTCCGCTTAAAATCTGATATGAAACAACATGCTAGCTTTTGCAAAAAGTGCTATTCACCTCTTGAATATTCTTTCTAACATGTATACTGTGTTTATATACAGTAGTTAAATGTAGAGGGAATTATGAGAATTGAGCTTGTTATCAGCCGGACAAAACAGCTTCCGGAAGGTGCCGTTCCTGCACTTGAAAAAGAATTAATTACCCGTCTCCAGAATCAGTATGAAAACTGCAACTTAACCATCCGTCGAGGCAGTCAGGATGGTCTGAGTATCATCGGCGCCGCTGATGGCGATAAAAAACGTATACAGAGCATTCTGCAGGAAACGTGGGAAAGCGCTGACGACTGGTTTTATTAACATTGCGCTTAATGCTGGCGCGCATTTTTCAGAATACCGCAATTTGCGTATCCCTTTGATGCTGCTGCCGACAATTTTTAACCGCGTCTGTACATCACCTGAAGGGAGAACAAAAATTGAGCAATTCAGCTTTGCAAAAGTCAGAAGATAGCTGGTATGACATTGTAAGAAGATCTGATGGCTGCGTGGTGTTTAGCTTTCCATCATCAGGCAGGCATCTTATCTATCGTGTAAATGGCATGGTATCTATGCGTCCTTTGCTGGATGAAGAAGAAGTTTTTACTCCCAACGGTTTTGTGCATTTTATTCGCCGTCTCGGCTACCGGGTAACACCACCTTCTGATAATATGAAATCAACGGCCTGAACAACCGTTAACCTTCTGCGCCACGGAGAACACCATGGCGCACGAATTACAACTCATCAAGCAGTCATCTGGAATTCTGATCCCCGCAACGCCGGAGACCAGTGACATTCTGCAATCAAAAATCAAACTCGGCGCCGTGCTGGTGGCTGAGTTCCGTCAGGTGAGGAATCCTGCATTCCATCGCCGCTTTTTCGCGTTGCTTAATCTTGGGTTTGAATACTGGGAACCCACCGGCGGTGCCATTTCTGCCAATGAGCGCAAACTGGTAAACGGTTATGCAAAGTTTCTCGCTGCATATGGCGGGAATGAAAGCGCATTACTGGATGCGGCTGAACAGTATCTGGAACAGATTGCAAACCGCCGAGTAACAAACGGAATTAGCCTCTGTAAATCTTTTGATGCATACCGCGCATGGGTGACGGTTGAGGCTGGTCATTATGACGCCATCCAGTTACCGGACGGCACCCTTCGCAAACATCCTCGCAGCATCGCTTTTTCCAGTATGGATGAGGGCGAATTTCAGCAGTTGTATAAATCCGCGCTTGATGTTCTCTGGCGCTGGATTTTATCACGTACATTCCGTACTCAGCGCGAGGCCGAGAACGTCGCCGCCCAGCTAATGAGCTTTGCGGGGTGATGGCGATGAAATATTCATATTTTCAGCACACCGAATGTACCACGCAGCAGGCCGACGAACTGGTGGCTCGGTATCGGGCGCGCGGTGTCAAAACTGAGCGTAGTCTCAACCCGGATTACACCACTTGGACAGTTAGCGCGTTTCTCTCGACCTCCAGCAAACCGGCCAGACCGGATCACCGCTGGCGTAACCGGCTCTGGGGGTGAATATGGCTAAGTTACCGCGCCGTAAATGCAAAATTTGCCGGGAATGGTTTCATCCTGCTTACAGCAATGTTGTCTGGTGCTGCCCTGAACATGGCGCTATCTATGCTCTGGAACTGCGTGCCAAAGAAAAGATTCAAGCCGCAGCCAGGCGTATCAGGGAGAAACACCAGGCGGATAAAGCCGAACGCCAGCGCCGCCAGGCTAAGCGTGAGTCGTTCAAAACTAAAGCTCAGTGGGATAAAGAGGCGCAGGCCGCCTTTAACCGTTACATCAGGATACGGGATGAAGGTAAACCCTGCATTAGCTGCGATGCGCCGCTGGTTGGTAAAAGCAATTTCCTGACCGGAAGCGCCATCGATGCAAGCCATTACCGCTCGCGCGGTGCCGCCTCACATCTCAAATTCAACGTATTCAACGTTCATTCGGCCTGCACGCGCTGCAACCGGCAGTTAAGCGGTAATGCGGTCGAATACCGAATACGCCTCATCAGGCGTATAAGCCTGGAAAGGGTGGAGCGTCTTGAGTCTGACAATGCGCCACGTCGTTTCGATATCCCGTACCTGAAACGCATCAAATCCATATTCACCCGCAAGGGCCGGGCGCTGGAGAAGCGCCGCGCACGTCGACAGGAACATGCAGCATGAAACCAGATCTGATCGAGATACTCCGCATGCGCTGGCTGCGCCTCCGTATTTACCGCCGTCCGGGGGCGGTGTTGGTTGACTACCGCATCCTGCGCAATTTTGTTCGTATTTATCAGTTCACAGGATTTACTCAATGAACACTCAATACCTCCAGTATGTACGTGAGCAGCTAATGGTAGCGACAGCCGATTTAAGCGGGGAGACTAAAGGGCAGCTTTTGGCCTGGCTGGAGAACGCGCAATTCGACACGAAAAACTATCCCCGAAAAAAACAGCGTATCTGGGACGAGGAAACAGAAAGCTGGCTAACGTTAAATAACCCGCCAATCCCCGGCAAGCAGTCGCTGGCGAAAGGAAGCGCTATCCCGCTGGTGAAGCCTGTGGAATATTCCACTGCTTCATGGCGCCGGGCGGTTCTTTCACTCGATGAACACTACAAGGCGTGGTTGTTGTGGAATTACAGTGAGAATACCTGCTGGGAACACCAGGTCGGAATAACAAGTTGGGCGTGGTGCGAGTTCATACAGCAGCTTGCAGGGAGGAAGATGGCTGGCAAGACAGTGGAACGGCTGAAGAAACTTGTCTGGCTGGCGGCGCAGGATGTCAGAGAGGGGCTGGCCGGACGATACGTCTACCAGCAACAGGAGCTTGCCAGCCTGTGCGGGGTTAAGCCTGACAACTGGAGCCACAACTATGCGGACTACTGGCGCGCGATGAGTAACATCTTTAAGAGGCTTGATACCGAATCTCTGCTTTGTCTGGTGAAAACAAGAACACAACAAAAAGCGACCTTTTCGCAGCAGGGTATTGCAAAAGTCAATTAAATAGCATACATTTTGAGTAAATCTGATATCGTCGCCATAGCTTCAATCGTCGACCAAACAAATTCAAGCCTCGCCATCGTGCGGGGCTTTTCTGTTTGTGCCGTCCGGAATAATCCCACTGAGTTTTGTCGTTAATCCACCGGGTGGCCTTCCTGTTTCACACTGAGCCATTCGAGCTATCGAAGGAGAGGTTTTGACTGCTCCACGACCTTCAGGGCGGGGAGCAGTCAATTCTTTTGCTTAATTTAAATGAGAGGTTGAATATCATGAAGAAGATTTTTTTTGCTTTTGCATTTGTAATGATGGCTGGTGCGAGTAATGTCTATGCAACGGTTAATAACTGGTATCTGAAAGACACTACGAAATATGAGAATGTTAAAATTACGAATATCTTTTATGCTCCTTATTTACACTCGCCAAGGATTTGTGCATATTTCACTGTATCATCAGGTGGTTCAAATGTTACTGGGTGCGCGGTGGCTGATAATGGCTATTATCAGAAGAATGCAGGACAGACATCACCTTTCATGGAAATTTTTGATACTGTAAAATATTTTTATACAACAGGTGAGAAAATATCTGTTTATATAAGAATAAATGCATTTTCGCACTTTGATTCAAGCGTGTCACAAAATGAAATCGTGGCTATCGGGACCTGTAATCAGTGGTGTTTTGGAGAGATAATTAAATAATTTTTATAATATACCATAAGGAAATATGATGACAGGTTATTCTCGTTTCTTAAGGCTAGGGGTATACCTTATGTTTGCGTATAGCCCTTTTTCATCTGCTGTCGATTTTGTTTATCGTGTGGATTCGAGACCTCCGGATGTTATTTTTCGGGATGGTTTTAGTTCTCACGGTAATAACAGAAATCTTCAGCAACATATCAGAGGTGACTCCTGTGCCGCCGGTAGTCGGGACAGTAACTATATTGCGACCACCTCAGATATTAATGAGACTTATAATATAGCCCGAGTATATTATTCAAGAGCAACATTTAGTGGCAGATTGTACAGATACAGAATCCGTGCAGACAATAGTTTCTACAGTCTTCCGCCGTCTGTCGCTTATATTGAGTCACGTGGTGTCCAGTTTAATCATTTTGAGCGAGTGATGATGCGGTTGCAAAGTGAGTATGTAGCCGTAAATTCTATCCCAATTGAAAATATCCAGGAAGCAGTTGAGCTTGTTTACGACAGAAATACAAGTCAGGTAAGAGACGGGCCTGGAACATCAAATTCCCGTTATTTACGAGTGAGTACACAATCAAATCCTGGGGTAATACCCAACTTACCAGTACCACAGGTCAGCACCCGGGAAAGGATTAGTGCATTTGGTACTTTAATCAGTGCTTGTTTTTCAATGAGAGGAGTGCGCAGGGATGAGGCACGTAGTAATTATAATTACTATGAAATGGAGTTTTACGACGCGCGGGGAGTTTTAACGGAATTATTGAAGTGACTGCTCCCCGGCTTGAAGGCCGAGGTTTCCCGGAGGCATTCTGATGAATAGAGATTTTGACAAGTGACTTTCAGGAAAATGCCTCGCACTAGCGGGGCATTTTTACCCGGCTTTTCGCGGAAAGTCCCTTCCTTTTAGGTAGGGGATATAAGGCGCTCTCGGATAAATCAGCCCGTGAAGCCTGATCCTATTTCCCCTCAATTCTGAGAGGACTCACAGCAATTAAGAGGGGGATGAATGTCCGAACCTGTATCCAGTGCGACAGTGTTGGCTGGTGGAGTAATGGGGGCCAGTGTATTCGGCCTGGCAACCGGAACCGATTATGGTGTGGTATTCGGCGCTTTTGCCGGCGCGGTATTTTATGTCGCCACGGCAACCAACATTGGACGCATCAGGCTGGTCGCTTATTTTATTACATCATTTATTGTGGGAGTGCTTGGCGCCGGGCTGATAGGTACTAAGCTTGCGGCAATAACGCATTATGAAAAACCACTGGATGCTCTTGGCGCAGTGATTATTTCTGCAATGTGTATAAAGTTTCTCACTTTTCTTAACAGTCAGGATCTGAACAGCCTGTTCAGTATTCTTTCTCGTATCAGGGGAGGGGGATCAAATGGTAGCAAATGACCCTTCTGCAGTTCTGAATGCCGTAATTTGTGGGGTAATAGTAATCGTTCTGATGTTTTACCGACGCGGTGATGCGGCACACCGCCCCCTGATTTCGTTACTGGCCTATGTCATGGTGCTGGTATATGCCAGCGTCCCTTTCCGGTTTGTTTTTGGTTTATATGAATCATCCCACTGGCTGGTGGTGATGGTGAATATCCTTATCTGCGCCGCTGTGCTGTGGGCTCGCGGTAATGTGGCGCGTCTGGTCGATGCACTGAGGCACTGATGGATCAACAACAATTTCAGCAGGCGGCTGGTATCAGCGCCGGGCTTTCTGCGCGCTGGTTTTCGCACATTGATGCGGCAATGAGCGAATTCGGTATTACTGCGCCACTGGATCAGGCCATGTTTATTGCACAAACAGGACATGAATCAGCAGGATTTACTGTTCTGAAGGAAAGCTTCAATTATTCGGTGGAGGCGCTGAAAAAGACGTTTGGTAAACGCCTTACGCCTTATCAGTGCGAAATGCTGGGGCGTATTGATGGTCGCCAGGTTGCCCACCAGCCACAAATAGCCAATCTGGTTTACGGTGGTCGCATGGGGAACAAAGACACCGGAGATGGCTGGAAGTATCGCGGGCGTGGGCTTATCCAGATTACCGGGCTGGAGAATTACACCAGATGTGGCGTTGCCCTGAAACTGGATCTGGTGGCGAATCCGGGACAGCTTGAGCTGGATCGTCATGCCGCCCGTTCCGCAGCGTGGTTTTTTGTGACTAGAGGGTGTCTGAAATACTCCGGCGACCTGGTACGCGTTACGCAGATCATTAACGGAGGGCAGAACGGCATCGGTGACAGGCGAGAGCGCTTTGAAAAAGCAAAATCGGTGCTGGTATGAATCTGTTACCTGTATTGCTTAAAAAATTCTGGAAGCCATTAGCAGAAATACTGCTGGTGGCTTTTTTGTTATGTGCTGGTGCGTACTGGTGTTATTCACGAGGTTATCAGAAGGCGGATACATCCTGGAAATACCAGTGGGCGCAACGAGACCTTACCGATGCGACCGCTGCATTGCAGCGTGAAGTAACCGAACGAGCGAAAGAACAGCGTCGCCAGCACGCCGCAGATGAAGAACGGAAAAGAGCCGATGAAGAACTGGCAAAAATACAGGCCAACGCTGATGCTGCTGAGCGTGCTCGCGGTGGGCTGCAACAGCAGCTCGCAGCAGTACAACGGCAACTTGCAGGAAGTGAAACCGGCAGGCTTTCCGTTCTTGCCGCAGCAAGCCAGGCAAAAGCCGAGACCGGAATACTGCTCGCCCAGTTGCTTGGAGAAGCTGACGATCTGGCGGGAAAGTTCGCAAAAGAGGCTGATGAGCGTTATGTCGCCGGAAGCACATGCGAACGTACCTGGGACAAAGTGACCGGGCAGAAGTGAAACCTGGTGACTGCTGGCCGAGGTTTCCCGGAGGCATTCTGATGAATAGAGATTTTGACAAGTGACTTTCAGGAAAATGCCTCGCACTAGCGGGGCATTTTTACGTCTGCAGTAAACGCGCTTCACACGCGCGACTTCTGAACACAGAACCTTTCAGGATGACCCTTGAGGATGCCGGTTTGGTAATCGGTGCCTTTCTGTGGGCCGGAATCCTGTGTGACAAGGTTCATCACTAAAAGGTAATCACTGATGAATTATCAAACAGTTATTGTCAATGGTGTGTCCGTTCGTGTTGATGAGGGGGGACGCTACAACTTAAACGATCTCCATGCAGCAGCAGTTGCAAATGGCGAGGCAACTGAATCTCAACGTCCCAGTAATTTTCTGAGGAGTGCACAGATTAAACGGTTCATTTCAGCACTAAAAGCCAAAGCTCAAAAAAGAGCTTTGAAAGAGATTCAACCACTTAAAGTAATAAAGGGTGGGGTTGATTCTGGTGTGTGGGGTGTTGAACTACTGGCAATCAGATATGCAGCATGGATTAAGCCGGAATTTGAAATCGAAGTTTATGAAGTTTTCAAAACGGTTGTCCGTCTCGGCGTTGGTGCTATGTCTCGCCTGAACAAAATTGACCACATCATCAACACGGAAACCAAAGCGATAAGCCAGTGCGCAAGTCAAATGGCTAAGTGGGGCGTTGGTGGGCGGAAAAGATTGCTTCACGTTGCTCGTGAGCGAGTAGTGAATGAAGTGCAAATGTATTTACCCGGCATGGTGTGATTACAGCCGGTTAATCCAGTTTGTGCATTACGACAGTACTGCTGGCCTGTCTGTCACTGTTAGCCAGCTGCGTGCCGAAGCAGAAAAACTTGCCACCCGCCTGGACGCCGCAAAGCACACCGCAAATCTTGCCGCTGCCGTCAGAAGCAAAACAGCCGACGCCACCGCCGGAATGCTTGCCGACATGCTCGGAGATATTGCAGCAGAAGCTAAACGATATGCTGCAATCGCTGACGAACGTTACACCGCCAGGATAACGTGCGAATGGATACATGGCTCTTTAAGAGAAGAAAAAAATATGTTGAGTCGGGGAAAGTCATATTGATTTTTGTTAACATTACTATTTTGGTAGGGTGTTAATTGATATAATGAAGAATTCATTACTACGAGAATTTCATTATGAGAATAAATATTGATTACCTTAAGGGCCTAACTGGACTTTTTTTAGAATCCAATCAGCACTTTTTAACCATATCTGAATTAATTGAATCGGGTTATGACATTACTACCGGAGAGGGGGCATTTCATGCACTGCTGCTTGCAGAACAGGGCTATATAAGTAATTTGAAAAATGAAACTGGAACCCCTGAGTCCATCGGTTTGTTTGTCACCAGGAGTGGAGACTTTGATTATACAAATTCAAAGCTTAGATTAACGACTGATGGTATGGAATTTGCATTGTCTCTAGATAAGGACGATGTTTTTGAGCGCTTGAAGAATCTTAGTAATGAACCTATTTCAGTAATAAAAGATGTTGGTGTTGAATTATTGAAAGGATATGCAAAAAAGAAATTTGGTTTGAGTGTTTAAATTTAGTTAAATTCCATGGTGATATTTACATTAACTATCCGTCATAATTTAACACTTAATTTCTGAATTATGGCAACACGAGGTGTAAATGGCTGAATTAAATTATGAGGCAATTGGGCGTTGCAAAGTACTTGGCGAAAGTATCAGACGACTTGATATAGACCGCAACAAGTACATCCAAGAGTTACGCGCTGAAGTATCTAGATTAAGCAAAGGTAACTCGAATGCTACTCCACCAGTGATAGTTATCTTTGATATAAATCTGATTAATACATTATCGGAGAGAATTGCCATTGCTGATAGTGATCTTATGTCAGCTGTTACAGAGTTTAACAACTGGTGCCAGGATGCAGGAGAGAAACCTGTAGTTCTTAAAGAACCTTTCCGTACATAACTGCTAGATTATCACTACCACTTATTTACATAGCCTCGCATATGCGAGGCTTTTTTATGTGCAGAACACGAGCACCACCATGGATTTTTGTAAGGATGAACCATGCCAGCACTAATTCCTCGAGCCTGTCGTAAGCGCGGCTGTCACAGTACAACAACAGATCCATCCGGATATTGTGAAAGCCATAAAAGTGAAAGCTGGAAGCAATACAAGCCAGGCCAGTCCCGACATCAGCGCGGCTACGGTTCGAAGTGGGACATTATCCGTGCGCGTATCCTGAAGCGTGATCAATACCTGTGTCAGAACCATCGACGGCAGAAGATAGCTAAGAAAGCGACCAGCGTTGATCACATCATTCCAAAAGCTCATGGCGGCACTGATGATGATTCGAATCTGGAATCGTTATGCTGGGAATGCCATCGGGCCAAGACAGCCAGAGAGAGACTGAACTGATGGTGTATATCCACTGCACATATTGTGGTTCAAAACTGCATTCAGTCGCTAACTGCCCAAAAACATAAGGTGGTTCATCGCGCCGCGCCAACCTGCGCTGCGGCTATTGTGAGCAGTCAGGGCATAACTCTAATGCCTGTCTACACAATGTGAGCAGCGGTCGTCGGCGCAGCCTGAATGATGGCTTCCACCTTGATTGATGCCTACACAGGCCAGGGGGTAGGGGGGTAAAATCCCTGCCCCCTTTCGCGCTTCAGGACTGCCGCTCCCGTCAAATTTTTACGCGCCCAAATTAAGAAACTTTTTTCCGGAAGGCTCAGCCTATTGAATTGGAGGTTTTGATGGGTATTGCTGTGCGATCTTCCGGTGGTGGCCGTAAGCGCAATTTGCCTCAGGGTCAGAAAAGCAAGCTGACCAGGATTGCACCGCCAGATGAGTTAATGAGCGATATAGCGATCCGTATCTGGAAAACTCAAAGCAAAATTTTAATCGAACGCGGTGTTTTTGATCTTGAAGACGCGCCGTTACTCCTGGCGTACTGCAATGCGTTTCATCTGATGGTTGAGGCCGAAAAAGTCATCGCGAAGGATGGTCTGACCGTATCAAGTGAAATGGGGGGGGAGAAAAAACATCCTGCAGTCAATGTCCGTAATGACTCCGTTTCGCAGCTGGCCCGTCTGGGTTCACTTCTCGGGTTAGACCCGCTCAGCCGCATAAGAATGACCAGCGGTAAAAATGATCCGGACGATGAAGGGAATGAATTTGATGAGTTTGACTGATGGCTACATATCCGAACGTCAATGCGGCGAACCAGTATGCGCGGGACGTCGTGAACGGGAAGATACTGGCCTGCCGGTTAACCATTCTTGCCTGTCAGCGACATCTGGACGACCTGGAACGCGCCAGAGATCCACACTGGCCTTACCGCTTCGATAAAAATAAAGCAGAACGTTTCCTTCGTTTTTCCCAGAAAATGCCGCATACATCCGGTGAGTGGGCTCGCCGGAAACTGCGTATTGATTTTGAACCCTGGCAGAAATTTGCGCTGGGCGTGCCGTTTGGCTGGGTGCGGAAGGATAATGGTTTTCGTCGCTTCACTGAGATTTACATCGAGGTGCCACGTAAAAACGGCAAATCGGCGATCGCGGCGGCCGTTGGTAATTATATGTTCTGCGCCGATGGTGAGTACGCTGCGGAAGTTTACTGTGGCGCCACGACGGAAAAACAGGCATGGAAAGTCTTTGCCCCTGCTCTGGCAATGGTGAAAAAACTTCCGGCTCTGCGCCAGAAGTTCAGCATTAAACCCTGGGCGAAGAAAATGACGCGCCCGGATGGTTCCCTGTTCGCACCCGTTATCGGCGATCCCGGCGATGGTGATTCACCCTCCTGCGCCATCATCGACGAATATCATGAGCACGATACTGACGCGCTCTATACCACTATGACCACCGGTATGGGGGCGAGGGAACAACCCATCACGCTCATCATCACGACGGCAGGCTTTGATATTGCCTCGCCTTGTTATGAAAAACGTGCTCAGGTGGTCGAGATACTGGAGCGTATCCGGGAAGGTGGTGAAAACGAGGCAATTTTCGGGATCATCTACACCCTGGATGATGACGATGACTGGACGCAGCCGGAAGCGCTGATCAAAGCCAACCCGAATTACAACATTTCGGTGAAAGAGGGATTCCTTAAGGCCAAGCAGCAGCTGGCGATATCCACGCCCAGCCAGACCAACAAAATACTCACCAAGCATTTCAATAAATGGGTGAGTTCAAAAGCGGCTTACTACAACCTGCAGAAGTGGATGACCACGGCAGACAAGACACTCAGACTGTCCGATTTTGCGGGGGAAGAGTGTTATCTCGGTATCGACCTGGCTTCAAAGCTTGACCTTAACGCGGTTGTACCCGTTTTCCGCCGGGAAATCGACGGATTAAGCCATTACTACTGCGTTTCGCCTCTGTTCTGGGTGCCAGAAGATACCGTGTATTCGACAGATCCGGCGCTAAAAACTACCGCCGATCGCTATCAGTCCTTTGTTAATCAGGGCGTGCTGGTTCCGTCTGACGGTGCAGAGGTGGATTATCGCCTTATTTACGAAGCGATCCTGAATTTACGGGAGACGGTGAAAATAGCGGCCAGCCCGATTGATCCCTATGGCGCCACCGGCCTTTCCCATATGTTGCAGGATGAAGGGCTGGAGCCCGTCACCATCACCCAGAACTACACCAACATGAGCGACCCGATGCGAGAGATTGAGGCTGCGATCGCTGCTGGCCGCTTCCATCATGACGGTAATCCGCTGATGACCTGGTGCATCTCTAACGTTGTCGGCAAGTATTTACCGGGTAGTGATGATGTTGTACGTCCGGTAAAAGAGGGGGCCGGCAACAAAATCGATGGTGCGGTTGGCCTGATGATGGGGATCGGCCGCGCGATGCTCAATGGCCGGGAGATTAACTCATCCGTTTATGACGAGGAAGATGTGGCATGTTAATAACGATTTTAAGCTTTTTTATCGGCCTCGCCGGAGCCTGTCTGATGTCTGCCGGTGCATGGCTGGTCTCACCAGCAGCCGGTTTGATCGTGGGGGGAATAATTTGTCTGATATGGTCATTCTGCATTGCTCTTATAGCGTCAGACGGCATACAAAAATCAGGGGGTGAATAATGTTCATTCCCCAGATGTTCCGGGGTAAATCACGATCTGGTGGCGGTTTTTGGGAAGCGATGCTGGGAGGGGTCAGTTCAAACCAGAGTAAGGCGGGAATAATTATAACTCCCGAAACAGCGATAGCATTATCGGCTGTCCGGGCGTGTGTTACGCTTCTTGCTGAATCAATCGCACAACTACCGTGTGAACTGTACCGGCGACGCGATAACGGAGGCCGGGAACGGGCCACTGACCATCCTGTTTATGATCTGATTCATTCCCAGCCCAATAAAAAAGACACTTCATTTGAATACTTTGAACAGCAACAGGGCCTGCTCGGGCTGGAGGGAAATTGCTACTCGATCATCGACAGGGATGGAAAAGGGTATCCCCGCGAATTAATCCCGGTTAATCCCAAAAAAATCATAGTTCTGAAAGGACCGGACGGGATGCCATATTATGAACTACCCGAAATTGGCGAAACATTGCCAATGCGCATGATGCATCATGTGAAGGTCTTCTCGCTGGATGGCTATATCGGCAGTTCCCCAATACAGACGAACGCGGATGTTCTTGGGCTAAACCTGGCCGTGGAAGAGCATGCTTCTCAGGTCTTTCGCCGGGGCACAACGATGAGCGGCGTTATTGAGCGTCCAAAAGATGCCCCAACAATCAAAAATCAGGATGCTATCGACCGCCTGCTGGCAAAGTGGACGGACAGATATTCCGGCGTAAGAAACGCATTCTCTGTTGCATTACTTCAGGAAGGGATGAGCTACAAACAGCTATCTCAGGATAATGAGAAAGCGCAGCTGTTGCAGTCCAGGCAGTGGGGTGTTGAGGAGGTCTGTCGGTTATATAAGATCCCGCCACATATGGTGCAAATGCTGGAGAAGGCGACCAATAACAATATTGAGCATCAGGGATTGCAGTTTGTCATGTACACGCTGCTTGCCTGGCTGAAACGGCATGAAGGCGCGCTGATGCGTGATCTGCTGCTCCCCAGTGAACGTGGTGAGCTGTATATCGAATTTAATGTATCAGGATTGCTGCGTGGAGATCAGAAATCACGTTATGAATCATACGCACTTGGGCGCCAGTGGGGCTGGTTATCAGTTAACGATATTCGCCGGATGGAAAACCTGCCTCCGATTCAGGGAGGTGATAAGTATCTGACGCCGTTGAATATGGTTGATAGTACTAATTTACTTTCCGGGAAAAATAAACCGACGGCACAACAGATGCTTGAGATTAAAGCCATCCTGGGAGAAGAGTAAGCCAGTCCGTAATACGGGCTTTTTTAATGGTGGAAACCATGACGAAATTGATTAACCTGCCTCATCTGGCAGATCAGGTATTTGGCGTGCCGCATTATGCTACGCGCCAGACAATGGACTCGGTTAAAGCGGTGCTTATCCCCCGGATTCAGGGTGCTGTTACCGATGCAGGAATTACTATGGTGCTGACCCCTGATAACCAGCTGGAGCCAGCTATGGAACAGCCAGCAGGTGGTGTCGCTGTTATCTCCGTTCATGGGATTCTGGTTCCGCGTCGTGGGCAGATAACGGCGATGTGTACGGAACTGACGAGCTATGAACGAATCCGCAGCCAGCTTTATATGGCGCTGAATGACCCTGCAATTAGCGAAATTGTTCTGGATATAAATTCAGGAGGCGGAGCTGCTGTAGGGTGTAAAGAACTGGCTGATTATATATTTCAGTCACGTGATATAAAACCAATTACAGCGATCGTGAATTACAGCGCTTATTCAGCTGCATATTTTATTGCTTCAGCCTGCAGCAAAATTATCGTTAGTAAAACAAGCGGAGTGGGTTCAATCGGCGTTATTTTTGAGCATATGGAAGCATCGAAATGGGAAGATAGCGTTGGGCTGAAATTCACCACTATTTATCGTGGTGATAATAAAAATAATGGTACGCCACATGAGCCGCTGAGTGAGCAGGCACATTTGATGTTCCAGGGAATGATCGATGATATGTACGAGATATTTACGGCATCTGTAGCTGAATATCGCGGCATGAATCAGCAGGCTGTTATTGATACCCAGGCAGGACTTTACTTTGGTGCCGATGCTATTACTGCCGGTCTGGCTGATGAGGTGTCAGATCCGCAGTCTGCTATTAACGCTATTGCAGATAAATACAAAAAACCGCAGCAGGCAACGTCAATTAAGCTTCAGGCCGCAGTAATGGACCAGCAAGCAAAAATGTAACCCGACGCGAACGCGTCATTATCAGAAAGCAGCCTCCGGGCTGCTTTTTTTTATGCCAAAAAGAGAGAAAAAACATGGATCATATTGAAGAATTACGTCGTGAACGCGCGGGTATTAATCAGCAGGTTCAGGTACTGGCAGCAGTTGAAGCCGGCGGCGGTACGTTGACGGCAGAGCAACTGACGGAGTTCGCCAGCCTGCAGCAGCAGTTTGGTGATATCAGCGCCAAAATCGACCGTCTGGAAGCGGCTGAACGTGCGGCAGCTGTTGTGGCAAAACCAGTTAAAGCGACGCAGCAGGCACCTGCTGTCAGCGTTAAAACAGAGCCTAAGCAATATACCGGCGCCGGGATGACCCGTCTTGTTATGTCGATTGCAGCTGCACAGGGTAACGTTCAGGATGCTGCAAAATTTGCGGCAGAAGAACTGAATGACCCATCTGTATCGATGGCTATTAATACGGCGGCGAATTCTGGTGGAGTTCTTATCCCGCAAAACCTCCACAGCGAGGTGATCGAACTACTGCGTGATCGCACCATCGTTCGTAAGCTGGGCGCCCGCTCTATTCCGCTGCCGAACGGCAATATGGCGTTGCCGCGTCTGGCAGGTGGGGCGACGGCGAGCTATACCGGCGAAGGTAAGGATGCCAAAACGTCAGAAGCACGCTTCGACGATGTGAAACTTACCGCTAAAACCATGATTGCGATGGTGCCTATCTCTAACCAGCTGATTGGTCGCGCCGGGTTCAACGTAGAGCAACTGGTATTGCAGGATATTCTTACCGCGATTTCTGTCCGTGAAGACAAGGCCTTTATGCGTGATGATGGCACCGGCGATACCCCAATCGGGATGAAGGCCCGCGCTACGGAATGGAACCGTCTGAAGGAATGGGATTCCGCTGCCGACATTAACCTGAATACGATTGATACGTATCTCGACAGCATCATCCTGATGGCAATGGATGGTAACAGCAACATGATTAGCTGTGGCTGGGGTATGTCCAACCGTACCTACATGAAGCTATTTGGCCTGCGTGATGGTAACGGTAATAAGGTTTACCCGGAAATGGCCCAGGGATTGCTGAAGGGGTATCCAATCCAGCGAACCAGCGCGATTCCTGCAAATCTGGGTACTGGTGGTAAAGAGTCAGAGATTTATTTCGCCGACTTTAACGATGTCGTTATTGGTGAAGATGGCAACATGAAAGTGGCGTTCTCGCAGGAGGCGTCATATCAGGATGCAGACGGGAATCTGGTATCAGCGTTCTCCCGTAACCAGTCTCTGATCCGTGTCGTTACAGAGCATGATATCGGCTTCCGTCATCCGGAAGGTATGGTGCTTGGCACTAAGGTTCTGTTCTAACCATTGACGAATATGGCCCGCAAATGCGGGCTTTTTCTTTTTCAGGAGAAAAGTAATGGCAGGTAAGACACCAAAAACCGCAGTTAAAAATGAAGGTACTGCGGATACTGACCAAACCAATGCCCATGTAGATGGGACCACGGTCTCAACGGAAGTTAACGTAGAACGTAAGGCTGTAACATTTCTGGGACCATATCATCGCTATTCCCGCGGTGATGTAGCCTGTTTCGATGTTCAGTATGCGGAAGCATTGGTTGAGCGACGAATTGCCGTCTGGCCAGAAGATGCGAAAAAAGTATTAAGTCCCCAGTCGGGAGCCAGTGATCATGATACTGACATTGGATGAAGCTAAGACGCAGCTCCGTCTGGAGCTGGATTTTACCGCTCACGATGAGATGTTGTCATCGCTGATTAATGCCGCACAACGAAGCATAGAAAGAACCTATTACTGCAGGCTGGTTGAGAGTCAGGAACAGCTCGATGCGCTGGGTGATGGTGAAAATGGCTACGTTATTGATGACGATATTAAGCTGGCAGCGAAAATGATGGTCTCGCAGTGGTATCTCAATCCAACAGGAACTGGTGACGAGTCTCCTGCCGATCTGGGCGTTGAATATCTGCTGTTTCCACTCATGGAGCATACCGTATGAGTGATAAACCACTTCGCCCCGGTGAACTGAACTGCCGGATAAAACTGAGCCATATTGAAACCGGGCGTGGGCCGCTTGGTGAGGAGCTTCCTGCCAGAGAGGTTCTGGATGGTGAAGCATGGGCTAAAAAGGAGCTGGTTTCAGGCCGTAAGGTTCGAACGCTGGATCAGCAACAGGTGGTTGAAACCTGTCTTTTTACGTTGTACCCGCGTGCAGTTGATATTGACTGGAAAGTCGCCACGACGAACCGAATTTATACGGTCAGGAACGTTGAGCGACTGGCAGATCGCATCATTATAACCGGGGAGGCAGATACACGTCATGATCGAGTCAGCAATTAAGACGGCGCTGGAACGGATTACAGGGATGGCGGCTTATCCGCTTTTACTTCCGGATACTGTACAGGAAGGAGTGACATTTCAACGAATTTCCGATCCGGGAATCTACGCCGGACTATTGCGAACAGGTTTGATTGCAGGCCGCTTTCAGATCTCACTTTACCTCCTGGATTCCTATACAGACCTGTTGCGACTGGACAGGAAAATCTGGTCCGAATGGAAGCAGATCGTACACGGCCAGCTTGACGGTTTTCCGGTTCAATATGTTGATCGAGGAGGGATTCATCAGGATAAAACAACCCTGACAAACGGGCGTAACCAGTACCGACTGGTTCGTGACTTTACCTTTGTTTATCCGGAATCAGCCGAATGATCAAAATGGAAGTTACAGGCCTGGATGATCTGGAACGCCAGCTGATGGCCCTCGGAGAAAAAGTCGGTACAAAAGTCCTTAGAGATGCTGGTCGGGAAGCGCTAAAAGTTGTTGAAGAGGATATGAAACAACATGCTGGCTACGATGAAACATCTACAGCACAGCATATGCGTGACTCTATCAAAATACGCAACTCCAACCGAAAGAGCCGTGGTAGCACAGTAGTAACACTGCGGGTCGGTCCCAGCAAACAACATTATATGAAGGCATTAGCGCAGGAGTTCGGAACGGTTAAACAGGTTGCAGAACCGTTTATCAGACCAGCGCTGGACTATAACGTCCAGACTGTGCTGCGTGTGTTAGCTGTGGAAATCAGAAACGGCATTCAAAACAGGTAGCGACCGCTGCCAATATACAAAGAGAGAAAATTATGGCTGATCAAAAAACATCGCCAGAATATGCGATGCTGCCTGCCGGAACGATCGTCAAGTACGGCGAGGTTGGTGACGCTGAAGCAGCACTGAAACCTCTTGTTAACTGTAAAGCACTTGGAGCGACCGGACAGACAGGAGGCTTTGTCGATTGCACCACGCTTATTGATACAAGTAAGCAATCCATTTCCGATTTGCCGGAAGGGCCGGAAAAATCGCTGGGATTTATTGACGATCCGACGAACAGTGATTTTGCAGCGTTCCTTAATGCAGCAGAGCAGCGTAAAACTGTCCAGTTTTATATCGAACTGCCTAATGGCCGGACAGCATCAATGATTCTGGCGCTGGCTGGCTGGCAGGTTAACGAAATCACCGCCCCGGCCAGCGAGGTTATTCAGATTACCGTTCAGGGTAAGCAAAATAATATTAAGTGGGGAACAAAATCCGCAGCCCCGTCGGCACCAGGTAGTTAATTACTTATCTCTGACTATATCGCCGCCTGTTTATGGCGGCTTTTTTATTTTCGTTATACAGGATGAAATATGTCTGAATTTAACCTTTCAAAACTGAAAACAGCGCTGCTTAAAACTAAATCTGAGCCAGTTGAGACGGAAATTTTTGGCACAAAAGTTTATTTGCGCCGACTGACTGCAGCTGAATTGATTGATCATGAGGATGCGCTGATTGAGGCCCAGACAGAAGGTAATTCTCGTAAGGCGTCTGAGCTTAGTGTGCAAATCGTTGTCGACAGTCTGGTAACACCAGATGGTGAGCCAATTAAAGATAGCGATAAACCTACAGCACAGGAACTGCTGGCGGCACACGATAACGTTGAGCTTCTGGATGCTATCGATAAGGTCAAAAAACATTCCATCGGTAAGCTGGAAACCGCCGAAAAAAACTGAGTGACTCGCCCTGGCTGGAGCTGATTTTCTGGCTGGCCGATCGCTGGGGCGAGCCTGACCCGTCAAAAATTGCCGCACTGCCGGCAGACATACTTTTCCACTGGCGTGCTTTCTTCCTGAAACAGGGCATTTTTCAACGGCCCGAAGCAGAGAATATAAGCGCATCCACGCCATCTGTTGAATCATCTCCCGCAACGGTTAATCAGAGTATTGATGATCAGTGTGCGGCTGTTATGAGGGCATTAATGTAATGGGTGACGTTGCCTCTCTTGCCGTCGGGCTGCATCTCAATGCAGCTAATTTTAAATCACAGCTGATGAGCGCCTACGGTGATGCCGACAACCAGTCACGCCGTTTTAACCGCAATGCCCAGGCTGATGCTAAAAAAACAGAGGATGCATACCGGCGTGTTTCTGAGTCCGTAACCGGGCTTGCTGGCAGGCTGGCAGGATTTGCCGGAGCTGGTTTATCACTCGGTGCAATCATCAATACGACTCGTCAGTACGCACAGTCATTATCTGATTTACAGGCTATTACTGGCGCCAATACTGCGCAGATGAAGTTATACGATCAGGCGGCACAGGAAATGGGCCGCACGACTGAATACAGCGCATCGCAGGCGGCTGAGGCTATCAAACTGATGGCCTCGGCTAAACCAGAGCTTCTGAGTACCTCTGAAGGGCTTTCTGCTGCTACCAAAAGCGCCCTGACGCTGGCGCAGGCAGCAGGTACGACGCTCCCGGATGCAACCAGAACACTGGCACTGTCATTAAACCAGTTTGGCGCCGGTGCGGAACAGGCCGATCGCTATATTAACGTACTGGCCGCAGGGGCTAAGTACGGCTCGTCTGAAATAGTGGATACCGCCGCTGCCATTAAAAATGGTGGCGTGGCGGCAGCACAGGCAGGCGTAGGGTTCGAGCAGCTTAATGCTGCAATTCAGGTACTTGCTGCGCGAGAAATTAAAGGTGGTGAAGCAGGGACAGCTTTACGTAACGTTATCCTCAACCTTGAAAAAGGGGCGGACAAAAGCCTGAAACCATCTGTCGTTGGGTTAAGCCAGGCGCTGGCTAATCTTGCAGGGAAAAACCTGTCGACGGCACAGGCGGTTAAACTTTTTGGTGTGGAAAACATCACTGCGGCATCGATACTGGTTGATAACCGGAGCAAACTGGATGAACTGACCACTGCGCTGACAGGAACGCAGACGGCACATGAGCAGGCTGCCATCAGGGTTAATAACCTGAACGGTGATCTTCTCAGCCTGACTTCGGCTTTTGAAGGTCTGATTGTTAAGGTGGGACAGAGCGGAGATGGCCCGCTGCGAAGTGGTGTTCAGACCATTACAGAAGCGCTGAATGGGCTGGCGGATAATTTTAATACGGTCGCCAACGTAGCGCTGTATACGTTGATTCCTGTTATAGCTACAAAATTGACTGCAGGAGTTCGCGGGAATATTAGTGCCTGGCGTGAAAATCAGGTGGCAGTGAAGGCCGCCGCACAGGCACAGGCAGATATAGCCAGGAAAACGCTGGAGAGTACAGCTGCGATTCTGGCGCAGAATAATGCTGAATTTGGCCATTATCGTGAAATGGAAAAAACGGCCAAATTATATGGTTTGAATGTCAGTTACCAGAGTGATTTTAACCGCCTGATCAGGCAGGAAACTGAGCAGACATTACTGGCCACACAGGCAAAATATCAGCTAAATATAGCCAATAAACAGTTGTCTATATCAGCGCGCGCTGCTTCAGTTGCTATTGGGTTGGCCAAAGGAGCGCTGGCATTGGTTGGCGGGCCATTTGGAGCAGCCATGCTGGCAGGGTCAGCATTGTTATATTTTCATCAAAAGGCCAAAGATGCGCGGCAGTCGGCAATAAACCTGAAAGATGCTGTTGTTGAAACCAATGAAGAACTAAAAAAACTGTCGCTTAACCAGCTCAACGTGAAACAGCTGGATATTGATGAACAGTTTGAGAATCAGGTTATTCAGCGAAATAAACTGATTAAACAGATTCAGGATGCGGACAGTCGTATTGATGGATTGAGCGGCTTCGATCCTTTTGGACAGCTTAAAGGCGTACAGAACGATAAAACCCGCTACAAAGGGGATCTTGATGCCGTTGAGCAGGGGTTAAAACTCCTCAAAGAACGAAAAAAAGTTATCAAAGAGGCGATAGAACAGGCTAAATCAGGGAAGACCGGCCCCACGCCTAAGCCGAATAAACCCGGGAAAAATGATACAGGACGTGACAAACCTAATACCACTTGGAGTGGAGAAGGCGGGGATACTGATAAGGAGAAAAAGGCAAAGGTTAACCAGTATGAACAACTGCGGCGTGAAATCGAGGCGGCGCACGCGACCAGTCTTAGCCGTATCAACCTACAAGAGCAAGAAAGTTCTAGGAAGCTGGCTGAAGCGGCGAAAAAAAATGGCGTCAGCGATGCTGATCTCCAGAAAACCCTGTTACTGAATGCGGAAAACTATCAGAAACAGCGTCTCGAACTGGCGGAGCAGTATGCGCCAGTCAGAGCGTCGCTGAATAAAGAGCGCGAAGCAAGTCAGGAGTTAAAATCCCTTTTAGATGCTCGCCTTCTTACGGAAAAAGAGTATCAGACGGCCCGAATTACGTTGGCACAAAGTACGGCCCGTGAACTGTTACAGGCCCAGGCTGATGCGGCATCTGCACCATTGCTTAATATAGCCGGGACAGTAGACCCATTGGCAGATCTTCGCAATCAGCTAACCCAGCGCCAGGCACTACTGCAGGCATATTATCAGAACGATGCGATCAGCAAAGAGCAATACGAAATGCTGAAGCAAAAAGCCGCTAAGGATTCTGCTGATTCACAATATCAGACGGCTGTAGAACTGTATCGCTCGCAAGGTGATCTCAATAATCTGAGTATTGGTCTGTTTGAGACTGCGCAGGAACGAACCAGTAATATGCTAACCGGGTTACTGATGAATACGCAGTCGTTCCGGGATGGCATGGTTAGTATGTTTGCATCACTGGCGCAGTCAGTTATTAAAAACCTGACAGATATGGCCGCGCAGGCCCTGCTGACTAATACAATCCTGAAATCCATCATGGGAATTGGATCAGGAATATCAGGCGGTTTAGGTGAAAGTACCGGAACGGCTATAAGTAGTTTTGCCAGCAGCTTTGAATTTAACGCCAATGGTGGTGTTTACGATTCCCCGTCGCTGAGTTCGTTTAGTAACGGTATTTATAATACCCCTACGTTGTTTGCTTTTGCGAAAGGTGCCGGGGTATTTGGGGAGGCTGGCCCGGAGGCAATTATGCCGTTATCCAGAACGGCGGATGGTGTACTTGGTGTCAGAGCGTTGCGAGATGCTGATGCCAGCAGCCGTGATGGTCGCGCCAGTCAAATGGTGTATTCCCCCGTTTATCATATTGCTATCCAGAATGATGGGAAAAACGGAGAAATCGGTCCACAGGCTGCCAGAAACCTTATCCAGATGATCGATTCACGGGTACAGATAACGATGCAGTCCATGCGTCGTGATGGCGGAATGTTGAGCAGGTGATCAATGAAAACATTTTACTGGATACCACGAGAGGGGATGCAGTCATCGGTTACGCCAGCGGTACAGACTGTTAAATTCGGGGATGGCTATGAACAACGAAGACCTGCAGGACTCAATTTCAGGTTAAAAAGTTTTAAGCCTGTATTCAGAGTTACGTCGGAGGAAGAGCGTCAGGCGCTGGAAGATTTTCTTTTTGATCACTCCGGGGTTAAGGCATTTTTATGGCGCCCACCAAAACATAATCGGACAATCAGAATCGTCTGCAGGGAATGGTCTGTTACGGATTATGCCTGTTATACAGATTTTAATTGTACGTTTGAGCAGGTTGTTATTTAGGAGCACAGTATGCAGGATATTCCATTGTCAACGCTGACTGAAATTACCCGGACAGAACAATCTGCACAGGTAGTTTTATGGGAAATAGATCTGACAGGAATTGGTGGCGATCGTTATTTTTTCTGTAACGAGGCGAATGAAAAGGGAGAGGCAGTTACCTGGCAGGGACGGAAGTATGATGTTTATCCTATAGAGGGTAGCGGATTTGAAATGAACGGCAAAGGTGCAGCTGCGCGCCCGTCACTCAAGGTCTCTAATCTTTACGGTATGGTGACCGGTATGGTGGAGGATTTGCAAAGCCTGGCCGGGGCGACGGTAATACGCCGGAAGGTATACGCGAGGTTTCTCGATGCCGTGAATTTCCACAGTGGCAATCAGGAGGCAGACCCGGAGCAGGAATCTGTCAGTCGCTGGGTGATTGAGCAGTGTAGTGAACTGACGTCAGTTAGTGCGACATTTGTCCTGGCAACGCCGACTGAAACTGATGGCAGCGTTTTTCCTGGGCGTATCATGCTGGCCAACACATGTACATGGATTTACCGTTCTGATGAGTGTGGTTATGCTGGCCCAGCAGTAGCTGACGAATTTGACCAGCCGACAGCAGATCCCGCAAAGGATGCCTGCAGTCGCTGTGAACGTGGTTGTTCATTGCGAAATAATACAGAAAACTTTGGAGGTTTCCTGTCTATCAACCGTCTGAGTTAAATTAAAATATGCCTAAAGAAATCAATAGCTGCATAATGAATCAATATGATAATCTGCCCTTGTTTTAATAAAAAGGGCATAGTCATGAAGATTATTATTTGTTTAGTTTTTGTTTTTCTGTCATTTAACTCTTACGCGGGTCAATGGAAGGCTAAATACTTCAGTGACGGAATGAGAGGTACAGTAATAAAAGAGCTGGTGACTGAGTCAACTAATAATGTGTATTTCGATGCTCCATATGATGGTGGCTCAAAAATGGAGCTTATACTAAGGTCTAAATGGACAAAACTACAAAAGGGTCAGGATATTAACACTCTTAAACCAGCTGATGTCCTGTTAACAATCAAACCCGGTCAGTTTAACTGTATTCTCTATGAGGAATGCAGTATTTCTGTAAAGTTTGATGATGGTAAAATATTACGCTATAAAGCAAGAACATCATCAGATGGTAGCAGTGATGTTATTTTTATTAGAAATGGCGCATCATTTATTAAGAATGTTGGAGCACATAAAAAATTAATTATTGAGAGTGGATTTTATCAGGGTGGAAACAGACAATTCTATTTTGATATCGAAGGGTATAAAGAAAAACTAAATCAAAATATGTAAATTAAAATATATAACGTAAAAACCGCTTCGGCGGTTTTTTTATTTCTCGGAGCCAGATATGAATAGTGATGACATTCTGGCGCACGCCCGACGGTGTGCGCCTGCGGAGTCGTGCGGCTTCGTGGTGAGAACACAGGCGGGAGAACGGTATCTCCCCTGTGTGAATATTTCTGCCGCGCCGGAGGATTATTTCCGTATGGCGCCGGAGGACTGGCTGAGGGCTGATACGCAGGGGGAGATTGTGGCGCTGGTTCACAGCCATCCTGGTGGCCAGCCGTATCTGAGCGATGTGGACCGCAGGCTGCAGGTTCAAAGCGACCTGCCGTGGTGGCTGGTATGCGACGGGCAGGTACATAAATTCCGCTGTGTACCACACCTGACCGGACGACAGTTTAAACATGGGGTTTTTGACTGTTACACACTGTTCCGTGATGCCTATCATCTGGCGGGGATTGATATGCCGGATTTTCACCGGGACGACGACTGGTGGCGGCATGGTGACAATCTCTATCTGGATAATCTGGAGACGACGGGATTTTACCGTGTCAGCGCAGCCAGTGCGCAGCCCGGCGACGTGCTGATTTGCTGCTTTGGCTCCTCCGTTCCGAACCACGCAGCGATTTACTGCGGCGACGGAGAGCTGCTGCACCATATTCCTGAACAACTGAGTAAACGTGAGAGGTATACCGATAAATGGCAACGACGCACGCACTCCATCTGGCGACACCGGGCATGGCGCGAATTTGCCTTTACGGGGATCTGCAACGATTTTGCCGCCGCGTCAGCCTGCAGGTAGCCAGTGGTGCTGAAGCTGTCCAGGCACTGGCGGTACAGTTGCCCGGTCTCCGGCAGAAACTGAACGACGGCTGGTATCAGGTACGCATAGCCGGAGACGATGTTACGGCTGATACCCTGACAACCAGCCTGCATGACCCGCTGCCGCCTGGCGCGGTGATTCATATTGTGCCGCGTCTGGCCGGGGCCAAACCTGGCGGGGTGTTTCAGGCGGTGCTTGGTGCGGCGCTGATTGCCGTAGCCTGGTGGAACCCGGCAGGCTGGCTGGGAGCATCAGCGATAACCGGAATGTATATGACTGGAGGTGCGATGATTCTGGGCGGTGTGGCGCAGATGCTGGCACCAAAACCCAAAATGCCCGAAATGAGGCAGACCGATAACGGCAGGCAGAACACATATTTCTCGTCGCTGGATAATATGGTTGCCAATGGTAACACGTTGCCGGTGCTGTACGGCGAGATGCAGGTGGGGTCACGCGTGATTTCCCAGGAAGTCAGTACCGCTGATGAAGGAGATGGTGGTCAGGTTGTGGTGATTGGCCGCTGACAACAGAAAAGATTCAGACAGAACCGCCTCCGGGCGGTTTTGTCGTTTTACGGGGTTAATAAATGGGAAAGGGCGGAGGAAAAGGGCATACGCCCCGCGAGGCACCGGATAACCTTAAATCCACGCAGCTGCTGAGTGTCATCGATGCCATCAGCGAGGGACCGATAGAAGGCCCGGTGAACGGTCTGCAAAGTGTTCTGGTAAACCAGACGCCGGTGGTGGACCGCGACGGTAACACGAATATCCACGGCGTGAAGGTGGTATACCGCGTCGGTGAGCAGGAACAGACCCCGCTGGAGGGATTTGAATCGTCCGGCGCCGAGACGGTGCTTGGTGTACAGGTCAGACACGACAATCCGGTGACCAGGACCATCACGGCTGCAAATATTGACCGCCTGCGTTTTACGTTCGGCGTGCAGTCACTGGTGGAGGCCAACAGCAAGGGCGACCGAAATCCGACATCCGTCAGGCTGCAAATCCATCTTGAGCGCTATGGTCAGTGGGTGGTGGAAAAAGAGATTACGATTACCGGGAAAACAACCACACAGTATCTGGCCTCGGTGATAGTGGATAATCTCCCTCCCCGGCCATTTGGTATCCGGATGGTACGTGTGACGGCAGACAGTACCACTGACCAGTTACAGAACAACACGGTCTGGTCGTCGTATACCGAGATTATTGATGTCCGGCAGCGCTATCCCAACACCGCCGTGATTGGCCTGCAGGTGGAGTCTGAGCAGTTCGGCAGCCAGCAGGTGACGCGAAATTACCATTTTTTCGGGCGGATTATTCAGGTGCCGTCGAATTACGATCCGGTAGCGCGAACCTACAGCGGCATCTGGGACGGCACGTTCAAGCCTGCATACAGCAATAATCCGGCATGGTGTTTATGGGATGTGCTGACACATCCCCGTTATGGCATGGGACAGCGAATCGGCGCGGCGGACGTGGACAGGTGGGCGCTGTATGCAATAGGCCAGTACTGCGACCAGATGGTCCCTGACGGATTCGGCGGGACAGAGCCGCGTATGACCTTTAATGCGTATCTGGCACAGCAGCGTAAGGCGTGGGATGTGCTGACCGACTTCTGCTCCGCCATGCGTTGTATGCCGGTGTGGAACGGGCAGAGGCTGACCTTCGTGCAGGACAGGCCCTCGGATACAGTCTGGACCTATACCCGCAGCAATGTGGTAATGCCGGATGAGGGTACACCGTTCCGTTACAGCTTCAGTGCGCGGAAGGACCGCCATAATGCGGTAGAGGTGAACTGGATCGACCCTGATAATGGCTGGCAGACATCCACGGAACTGGTGGAAGACACGGTCGCCATCAGTCACTACGGACGCAATCTGGTAAAAATGGATGCGTTTGGCTGTACCAGTCGCGGGCAGGCGCACCGCGCCGGGCTGTGGCTGATAAAAACGGAGCTGCTGGAAACCCAGACGGTTGATTTTAGTGTGGGGGCGGAGGGGTTGCGCCACGTTCCCGGTGATGTGATTGAGGTTTGCGACGAGGATTATGCCGGCATCAGCCTGGGCGGGCGGATTCTGTCCGTTGACCGCGCCCGCCGCATTCTGACCCTTGACAGGGAGATTACCCTGCCGTCGTCCGGCACCACGCTGATAAGCCTGGTGGATGGCGAAGGCTTGCCGGTCAGCGTGGACGTGCAGTCTGTTACCGACGGTGTGCAGGTTCAGGTCAGCCGGATACCGGACGGCGTGGCGGAATACAGCGTCTGGGGGCTGAAACTGCCGTCGCTGCGCCAGCGTCTCTTCCGGTGTGTGGCTGTCCGGGAAAACGACGACGGAACGTATGCCATCACCGCCGTACAGCATGTGCCGGAAAAAGAGTCCATCGTGGACAACGGGGCATCATTCGATCCGCAACCCGGAACGATTCACGGCACCGTTCCCCCGGCGATACAGCATCTGACCACAGAAATTCTGGCGGAGGAGGGACAGTATCAGGTACTGGCGCGCTGGGACACACCGCGAGTCGTTAAGGGCGTCTCTTTTTCGTTGCGCCTGAACGTGGCGGCGGAAGATGGCAGTGACCGGCTGGTAAGCAGCGCAGGAACGCCGGATACGCAGTACCGGTTCCGGGGGCTGACGCCGGGGCGCTACACCCTGTCCGTCAGGGCGGTGAACAACCAGGGACAACAGGGAGACCCGGCGAGCACACAGTTCAGCATCTCCGCGCCGGCGGCACCATCATTTATCGAACTCACCCCTGGCTATTTCCAGATTACAGCCACACCGCGTCAGGCGGTATACGACCCGACGGTGCAGTATGAGTTCTGGTTTTCAGACGCGCAGATTACGGATATCCATCAGGTGGAAAACGCCGCACGATATCTGGGAACGGCGCTGTACTGGATAGCGGCCAGTGTGAATATCAGGCCCGGCAGGGATTACTATTTTTATATCCGGGCGGTAAATCAGGTCGGTAAATCCGCATTCGTGGAGGCGACCGGGCAGGCCAGCAACGATGCGGCGGGTTACCTGGATTTCTTCAAAGGGAAAATCACCGAAAGCCACCTGGGGAAAGAACTGCTGGAGAAGGTGGAGCTGACGGAAGACAACGCCAGCCGGCTGGATGAGTTTTCGAAAGAATGGCAGGACGCGAACGGAAAGTGGAATGCCATGTGGGGCGTGAAGATAGAGCAAACCGAGGACGGCAGGCATTATGTGGCTGGTCTGGGCCTGAGCATGGAGGATACGCCGGACGGGAAGGCGAGCCAGTTCCTGGTGGCGGCGGATCGCATTGCATTCATTAACCCGCAAAACGGAAACCAGACGCCCGGATTCGTCATGCAGGGCGACCAGATAATAATGAACGAGGTGTTCCTGAAATATCTGAGCGCGCCGACCATCACCAGTGGCGGGAATCCTCCTGCGTTTTCCCTGACGCCGGACGGTCGTCTTACTGCGAAAAATGCGGATATCAGCGGCCATATCAACGCTGTATCTGGCTCGTTTACGGGAGAAATCAATGCCACCTCCGGTAAGTTTTCTGGCGTGATAGAAGCAAGAGAGTTTGTCGGTGATATCTGCGGCTCAAAAGTCATGCAGGGCGTGAGCATCAGGGCGACGAACGACGAACGCAGCACCTCAACACGGTATACCGACAGCGCCACCTATCAGATAGGGAAAACCATCACGGTGATGGCTAACTGTGAGCGTAACGGTGGCGCCGGTGCCATCACCGTCACGATAAATATTAACGGGCAGGTGAAAACGGGGGAGGTTATCCCGTATACCGCAGGGCTTCCGGCTATGTATCAGACCGTTGTCTTTTCTGTCTACACCACTTCACCTGTCGTGGATATCAGCGTCTCTCTGAGGGTCCGTGGGCAGTACACCACTGAAGCTTCCGTCTGGCCGCTGGTGATGGTTTCCCGGTCGGGGAGCAACTTCACAAACTGACCGGATTTCCGGTCCCTTTCGTTTAACAGGAACAAATTTGACTGCTCCCCGGAGGCATTCTGATAAATGGGAAGCCTGCCTGCGGGCTTTTTTTATGGAGGTGATATGCCAGTTATATCAGGCACTCTTATTGATGGTGCTGGTCAGCCTGTACCGGGCTGTACCATCCGTTTGCGGGCGCTGAACACAACCAGTGCGGTGATTGCGACTGTCACTGCAGATATTGGCACGGAAGCCGGAAAATATCGTATTGATGCACAGCCCGGAGACTATGCCGTGACGCTGGCGGTGGAAGGCTTTCCACCAGCTCTGGTCGGGAACATTGAGGTCCGGCCTGACTCACCGGACGGGGCACTGAATGATTACTTGCGTGCGGTGAAGGATGAAGACCTGACCAGCGAGGCTATGAAGCTGTTTCAGGAGCTGGCATCGCAGGCCAGACAAAGTGCTGATAAAGCCAGAGAGGCAGAAGACAGTGCTTCAGGCAGTGCCACTGCCGCGCGGAAAAGTGAGCAGGCTGCCGCTATGTCAGAAAAGGTATCAGCGGAAAGTGCTGCAGCTGCTGCAGCTACAGCCACGCAGACTGAAGCCGCAAAAGAGAGCGCAGTTCAGGCCAGTCGCAGGTCTGAGAATAATGCGGTTGCCGCGCGGAAAAGTGAGCAGGCTGCCGCCATGTCAGAAAAAGCATCGGCAGAAAGTGCAGCAGACGCTGTTGACTCAGCCACGAAGGCTGATGCAGCCAAAGTTGCTGCGCAGGAGGCCGCTGCCTCAATAACGGTAACGGAAGCGCCTGAAGACAGTATATGTTATGTGCGGCGCAATAAAGTGTGGGTGCGCCAGGGGGCTTTTGATGTAGCCGTGTCCTCCTCAGCCGGCATGGTCGATGCACTGTCACACCAGTTATTCATCCTGGACGGCACACAGGATAACACGGTGACGTTTACCCGTTTACCTGAAGGGCGGGCGATGGTGCTGGCGCTGGTTTTCCGGGGGCAGGGGGGGACCATCACCTGGCCGGAGAATATTAACTGGTCGCAGAATGATACCCCGCAGTTGTCCGCATCCCGAACTGTCATCACAGTGCTCTGGGATGGAGAAACACTGACAGGCACTATGGCAATGGCAGTTTAACATCCTCCACGTCCTAAAGGACGTGGAGGATGTCAAGGCGAATCACGTAAGGAGGTCAGTATGTTTATGTTACTGCTCAGCGGTAACCGGTATACCCCTGATACCTTCATTTCCGTCAGGCAAGTGTATGGCTCGGTGATGCAGAACGCAGGATTATCGGTGGTGGTCAGGTCTCTGCGGGGAGAGGCCGTCAGCAGAGGGCTTATGCTTAACGTGCCCGTCAGGACTGTCGGTGGAGTGGTCCTGAGTGGTGGGGACACACTGGTTAAACCGGTGAAAAGTCTCCACGGTTTTCTTTTAGTGACAAAAGAGGTGTGAGTTGACGAATACAGTTAATCCCCTGACAGTACTGGACATCAGAACGCTGGTCGGATTTAAACAGATAACGCCTGGTGAGATTACCGGGGAGCCGGTGGAGGCCCTGAAACGGTGCGGCATTACTGCTTTCAGGGACATTGTGCCAGGAAAGTCGGTTATCCGGACAGGCAGTATGATGGTGCAGGGCAATACATTTTATGGCCTGCAGGCGCAGACAGAAAAAAACATGTCTGCAGCAACATGCACGCTGGAACTGCTCCCCCGAATGCTGGATCTGAAGGCGCAGGCCATACAGGTAGGTTTCCGCCTGAGTCAGAAGCCGGTAGTACTCTCGCAGGTGAACACTACTATGTTATCGATACCAAGAAATGGGACTGCGCCCACAAGGGTGAATAGTGTCAGAACAGCAACGGAGGAAACCAGCGCGTACTATGAGCTGGTAATAAGCACGGACAGTCAGGGGGTAAATGCAACTGTACAGGTGTATGTCAGCCGCCAGCCTGTGGAAAACCTTACTTTGACAATGGCTGGCAGTCACGGTGAATACCCTCTTGCACTGACGGTCGGGTCAGTATTCAGCCCGGTGAAAGAGGATGGTTTCAGCTTTATGGTCGGAGATATTTATATTGCTCAACTGGATTATAACAGCGACCACACGGTAACGCCGCATCTGCTGGGTAATCTTACGCTGGAGCCATTTAAAGTAGCCTCTTACGAGGGGGACCGGCACAGCAACACTCACGGTGAGGATATTGTCACTGCACTGAACACGCTGGACCCGAATAATGATATGGGGGTGCTGGCGGTGAAGCCGGTGGCGCAACCGGCCAGCGTGACGTTTGAGCTGCCGGACAGTACAGGGAAGGCGATACTGGGCGTGGCGCTGAATGTAGTTTATCGTGACTCTATAGCGCCGGAAAACCGGCTGCGTTATCAGATAACCGAAGGTACAACACAGCTGCCGGTGGAGACTATCACCGAGCGAAGGGCGGATGTGACCGGGTTTACCACATTTAGTAAGTTCATGGCATCCCCTGTGGATGGTGGAGAATGGAATGCCGAAAATCTGGCGTTCAGTATGAACCTGTTAAACAATCCTGGCGAGGGGCGTTAAACAGAAAGTTTCCTGCAGGCATCACGAAGTGAAACCCGGCTCCGGCAATCATCAAAATGCCTCCGGGAATCCCTGTCCTTCAGGGCGGGGAGCAGTCAATGGGGAAATTACCGGGAAGTGAAATCTGCATGAAAATGGAATACCAGGAAGGAGGAGCTGAGTCCCGTATGAAACTATGTGTGAATAATCAGCAGACTAAATGGAATGTGTCCTAAATATGATTGAAAGCGTTGCATTAAAGATATTAAAACCTTGAGGATATTTAAGTATCAGCACTGGATGGATGCTAGTGAGATGATGTGAGGTATCTTTTTAAAAGAAATTAATAGCTGCTGTATTTTTGATATTAATAATATAAAAGGAAATAAAATATGCCATTAAGTTTTCCAAATGTACGTTTACATACCTTTGATGGGTACATAGAAACATATCCTTTGGATATGCTCGACAGTATACGTAATGCAGCCAGACCTCCTGATGGCGGGACTGGGCCGACTGAAATTCAGGTGCAACTATGTGATGCGCTATACCAGGTATGTCATCGGCCCGATAAAGGCTTATTTGACGTGGTTCCGTTGTATGAACCGGGGTTGCATCCTCTTACTTATCAAGCAAGGGAGGGCAATGCAAAAAAGCTGGCAAACGAATTAAAAATTTCATGGAAGATTGATTTATGTAATTTTCAGGTTGAATCAGGAAGTTTTGCATGTTCTGAAAAATATTTAATATGTCCGATAACGATGGCTATTCCAAAAAACGGTATTTTTGTTAAAGCATCATCACGGTCAGATGTTTGTCACTTATTTGATAAAGAGGCATTCTTCGACGTACTGTCCCTGGAGTTAAAACACCCTTTGAGTCAGGAGCCTATCCGTGGTGATATGATAGTTAGAAAGAGCGAATGTTTTTTTAATACCGAACGTGATTGTTTTACCTTAAGATAGAATCTGATTAAACATTAACAGATGAATATGAACTTTGTACGGACAGGCGGAGGCTGCTGTCTTCACGGCTTACGAGTCTGAGGAGTAAGAGACCCGGCAGCGAGAAATCCCCGCCACCTCTGATGTAACAGGTACTTCAATACACCCGTACTTAACCCGCTGGGCGTGTTGGCGGGAGGGTAGATTATAACTAAAGCCCACCCAGATGGGCTTTTTAGCAAGGCTTATCCGAGAGCGCCGTAAAACCCCGTCCTTTTGGGTCGGGGATATAAGGCGTGCCCTTGATCTTCTAACTAACCAAGAATCCCCTTCCTTTAGGGAGGGGAGTGTCAAATTACGCCCAGGCCAGTGGCAGGATGGATGACAGAACACCCGGGAAGTGTTCTCTGGCATGACGTTGCATATCATACGCCACAACGCTGGTACAGGTAAAGGCATTATGGAGGCCGTGAAAACGGTTGGACCAGTCGGTAAGCTTGTCTACGGACGGGAATATTTCCGGAGACAGTTCATACGCTTTCTGCATCAGCGCCTCCGCATAGCCTCTCAGGATAGTCGGAGAATCGTGTTCAGTGCCGAAAATAGCGCTGGAGGAATAGCGTGCGAATGCGGTACTGAGACAGAACAGGGTTTCCGCCTGTTTCTGTGGGGTGGCATCAGTCAGGTGATAAGCATTGAGGATATGCTGGTAGTGTGGCGGGCTGAGTTTACCTTCAGGAAGCAGGGATTCAAAAACAGCGTTCAGACGTGACTGTGAAGGGGCATCAACAAACTTCACGTCGGAATATTTCTGTTTCGTGGCGGCAATAAACTGCCGGTTAAGCTCCCTGTGTTCTTCAGAGCTTAGGATGGTATCAATCAGTTGCCCAAAGCGTCGCTGTTGGGCCTGCTGATTAAATGCGGTGTGAAACACCGGAAAGTCATGACGGAATAATTCTTCCGGAGAGATTTGCGCGGTGGAGACGTTCTCTCCCCCTCTCAGCAGGTAAAAGCGGTCCCATGCAGTGTCAGGTTTGGGGTTTAACATCGTTGACAGTGTGTCAGCGGAGAGCATCATCGCCGTGTCAGAAGCTCGGGAGGAGAGCAGCAGGAAATTATCTGCAGCGCTGGTTGTCCAGTCCGGGCTGCCGTCATAATCGCCGAACAGCCCATTATTGATGTGTGGAGACACCAACGGGTGAGCAAGATACCGCTCATAAAGAGCCGCGGCTTTCTGGCGGATGTCATCAGTGCAGTCCACGCCTGTCATACAGTGTACAATCACCTGATTAAAGAATCCGCTGTGAGTGGTCATGGCGGCGCTGTTCCTGTCAAACGAATCCAGCAGCACAGGCAGTATGCGCTGCTGATGATATGTGTCAGGAGCTGGCAGGGGAACGTCATTATAGGTCTGGCACTGATGGGCAAAAAAACTTTCCTTAACAGGCCTGAGCCACTCGCTGATAAGTACACTTTGCGTATAGGGGGGGTGGGCCAGCACGCTTACCAGCGAACTTTCAACTGGCCGGATATGTGCCTCTGATAAGCAGCCACTCCTCAATGACTTAACCAGGTCTTCCATTGCCCGGACTTTTTCCTGACTGTATTTATCGGGCAGGCTGTCAATGGTCATCAGAATACTTTTACCATCATTGTGTTCATGATTTAAAAATCCATCCACAGCGTTCTCAGTCCAAAGGAGTGGCATTTGTATCCAGATATCACCTAAACGAATAAAATCTCCGCCCCCTGATTTTGACGGAGGTGATGAATTATCCGGTTCATTTAAAATAACGCCAGAGAGGTTTGCTTTGTGATGCATACACGTATTTTTTAATGTTGTATTAATAAAAGAGGGCTGTTGTTGTGTAAAAACTGAATACTGTAAAAACGCATTATTCATATCTGAATGACTAAATTTCGTATTGCTGCAGATTGCACCACGCAGTGTCGAATAAGTGAACCGGCATTCGTCAAAATGTAAATCAGATATATCAGAATGAGCGAAATTTGAATTTGAAAAGTTGAACCCCTTAAGGATATCGCCGTCTCGCTCCATGAAGCTGGAAGGCAATATTTCACTGAATAAAATGTAACGGAAATCTGCGCCTGAAAAATCAAGTTCTGTGGTCGAGAGAGTTTCTCCGGCTTTCTGTCGTAAAACTGCATCCGTGAGTTTCTTAGCCCATTCGGCAGGTGATGACGGGGAAGACGTAGCCTGAAGTGAGAGGGAGGGTGATACTGGTGGTGTTCTGGCTTCAGAAACCGTTGGCCTGTTATTGGCTGATACAGAGACTCCACCGGGGAGTGGGGCCGCACCTGTCACTCTGTAATTATAATCACGTGATTGATTTGCAATATTCTTATGCATGAATGCTGTAGTAATTTTTGAGGCATCTTCCGCTGAAATATTTTTCTTACAGGTGTTATTTGTGTCAGTAATATTTTTAACAGTAATCAATGTTTTGTTTAAGGTGTTTTTATCTTTCGGATGAAAGAATTTTTTTATTTTTTGTGGTAACGCGAATTCAATCGGTGAGTCCTTTCCTATTTTAAATTTTTCATTTAAAGATATAGGTGTGTTTTTAACGCTGGTTATTTCTGAGGAGAACCGGTTTTTCGTACGCTCATGGATAGTTTTAACTAATTTTTTAACCTGGAAGGGAATGGTGGAAAAATTAATTCTGCTTGATGATATATTCATTAAAATCCTTTATCAACATCTGTTATGGAAAAACGCTCTGGCTTTTTAACGCCTTAAAAGTAAGTTCCATATGTTGCTATTGCAATAGCGATCACAATTCATCATATTATCTGGCATGTTTCTTTCAGAAAGTGTCCATTCTGTCATTATGTTTTGAAATAACCCACCGTGTGGTGGGGGCTGACGTATCTGCGGAAAAATACAGGTATAAGGGAGCGGGTCGGGTACCGAAGCCCATGGATGCGCAAAAGTGAACCCGCTTCGATGCCCAACCGTTGCCAGGCCAATCCGCTGGCGCCTGATTGACAGCTCCCCGCCCTGAAGGACGGGGATTCCCACTTCAACGAGCCGAACCTAAGCCGCTTTGAGCGATTCAGGATTTACAGGCTCTCCGTGGGCTAACACTGCCAGCCCGGCAGCTTTGATATTACGTGCCGCGTTAACGTCTCTGTCGTGGTCAGTTCCGCACTCAGGGCACTGCCATTTACGAACATCAAGAGGCATTTTTTTCATGGTGAAACCGCAACAGCTACAGCGTTTTGAGGACGGGAAAAACTGGTCAATGGCGACTACTGACCGCCCGGCCCATTCGCCTTTGTACTGGAGCTGGCGCACAAGTTCGCCCCAGCTCGCGTCTGCTATCGCTTTGGATAGCGACGGGTTGCGGAGCATGTTCTTCACTTTCAGGGATTCGACGCAAACAACTTGGTTATCGTTAATCAGTTTGCGGGATGCCTTGTGCAGGGCATCCAGTCGGCAATCAGCAGTTTTCGCGTGGAGTCGGGCCACCTTTAAGCGGGCTTTGGCGCGGTTCTTTGAGCCTTTGGCCTTTTTGCTTAACCGGCGCTGGAGTAGTGCCAGGCGAGCCGCGTATTTAGCGGTATGGCGGGGATTGCCGGACCTGAATCCGGTATCGGTGACGAACAAATCTTTTAAACCAACATCAATGCCGACCATTGAAGAGGTGATCGGCAGTGATGCGGGTTCAAATTCGCAAAGGCACGAAACAAAGTACCGCCCTGCGGCATCTTTAGAAATGGTGACGGTAGACGGCACGGACGGCAGCGGACGACTCCAGCGCACGTCTAAGGGGATTTTGTTCTTTGCCATGTACAGCTTGCCGTCGCGGTATTTAAACGCGCTCGCAGTGAACTCAGCCGCCTGCCTGTGCCGTTTGCTTTTGAATGTCGGATATGCAGCCCGTCCGGCGAAGAAGTTAGCAAAGGCGGTTTGTTGGTGGCGCAAAGACTGCTGGAGGGGAACGCAGGAAACGTCGTTAAGCCAGGCAAATTCCGGCTCCTTTTTCAGCGCCGTAAGGCGAGCGTTGGCCTGTAGGTAACCGATCTTTTCCTTTCGCTCGTAGTATGCATCGGTACGCCAGCGGAGGATGGAGTTGTAGACGAAACGCACACAACCGAACGTCTGAGCTAAAAGCTCAGCCTGCTCAGCCGTGGGGTAAAACCGGTATTTATATGCGCGTTTCATAGCCTCACATATTAAAGAGGAAAATGTGATTATGCAAAAGACAGTTAGCCGGAAAACCGCCTCCTTTCCTCCCCGGCCTTCAGGCCGGGGAGGAAAGGAGGCATTCTGATGACTGAAAATACTCTGCTCCGGGACGAGCTTTCGTGATGTTGAAAAAATACCACTCCCTCCTTTCAAAAAGCGTATCAGCTTGATAATACGTTTGAGAGCGAGTGCTTAGCTAACCCGGAGATTCACTATGCAGTTTTCAACGACCCCAATGCTGGAAGGACAAAGCATTGTGGAGTACTGCGGTGTGGTGACGGGCGAAGCCATTTTAGGCGCCAATATTATTGGTGCCTGGTCTGACGCCCGGCGAGTGGCGCTTTATCCCTGCATCCATATAGTCGATTGCCTTTTGGAGTTCTTCAATCAAAGTAATGGCTTTCGTCCGTGAGATACACATAAACTGGTCAAGGAACTCTTGCAACGTCAGTAGCATTCCTGAACTGACAGATTTTGAAGTGAGCTATTCACTTCTCACGAACGAGGTCTATCTGTCCACCTCATTTACAGACAACATGGCCTGTATACCAAACTGGCCGTTGGAATCTGTACTGGTCATATGGTTATTTGATACTGTTTTTTTGTACAGTTAATTATTCGGTGGTTGTGTAAGTGTAGTCAAGTGGATATGCCTGACTGGAAAGAATATTGTTTGTTTGATAGGAGCTAACTTTTTGTTTTTGCTGAATGTTTGAAATAAAGTAGTATTCTTTCTATTTATTATAACCACATGATAATAAATAAATTTTTTCCGGTCTTGAAAACCGGCGACCCGAAAGGGTTCCAGAGTTCGAATCTCTGCGCTTCCGCCAGATTAAACAAGGGGTTATCGAAAGGTAACCCCTTTGTTTTTGGGCTGTTAGAATACACTTAGAATATTTTCCCTTGTTCCTTTAACGGCAGACAAAAAAAATCCCGCCGAAGCGGGAGAATTTCAGGCCTGGATGAGACGCTTAAACAGCAACTGTTTGTTGTCCTGACGGTGCGACAAAATCGCATGTGCTGTTACTGTCGAGCCATCCACCGAATACAAAACACGATACCCGCCTGCGGTATTGCATTCCCGGTATTTTGCCACCCCGAGTTTCATCAGTTCCGGGCAAATCTGACAACCGAGCGGAAACTGGCCTACCTGTTTCTCAAATTGTTCGAGAATTTCTGAAACCACAGGTTTAGCTTCTACCTCATGCCGGTGGAGAAAACTTGCGATATCGTCGACGCAGGTTTTGACGGTGTGTGTGTATTCGATTTTGACTTTTTCCATTACTGGATCCTTATATCAATTTCTCTCATATAAGCCCGTCCAGTAACTGCTCCTTTGAATATACGTTGCCATTGGTTTTGTCCTGCTCTGACAGGGTAAGAAGTTTCAGAAGAGCAATGGCGTTTTCCCGCTCCTGTTGCTGAGCATATGACTCAATAACATACGCGGGTACACCATTTTGAGTTACCAGTATTGGCTCTGACAATTCGAGAGAAGCAGCATTCTTCTTGACGAAGCTGATCGTTTCTACTCGCATTAGGCGTAACCTCGCTTTAAATAAAATCCTCAGGATTGTTGATTCGGCCTAAATATAGACCATATTTAGGCCTTTGACAACTATGCGAACTGGCTGATAGCCGGGATATCAAGGGAAGGGGTTACTTTAACCTTACGATCGTAAACCAGTACCTGGCTCTCGGTTTTGTGGCCGGAGAATAGCTGCTTATCGCGACTCGATCCTTTATAGTCAGAAATCGCCTTTGCTTTGATGTCGTGGAATGTACATCCGAACGGTGTTCCGGCTTTTTGCTCTGCGGCTTTTTTTGCTTTGTCCCACCACTTATTAAGTGTCCTGCCCGTCACCTTTTCGCCGTTAGCGTTGGTGATAACATATTTTCCATTTTCGCCCATAGTATTCCTCGCGAGTTGAAAAGCAGAACGAAGGCGAGGAGACCACTCTTTAATTTGCTTCGTCCCGGTTTTGTTCTGCTCTATGAACAGCCCTGCATCCATTACATCGCTCCAGACCATATCCAGAACGTCGCCCTGACGGGCGGCGCAAAGATACGAAACCTCCATCGCCACGCGAAGTGCCGGGATTGCCTCAGCGTAAATCGCCGCATAATGCTCATCACTGATGTAGACGGTACGTGGTTTCGAGATAAATTTACGTCCCCTTTTTCAGGGGTTCCCCTTCACATATCCACGTGCAAATCCCCATCCGTAAACACGGCTAAGGCTCGCGAGCTGTGTCTTACTTTTCAGCCTTCTCTTGCCCATAAAAATTCTGATGTGTTCTGTTTTTACCGTGTCTGCACGCATTTTCCCAAAAACAGCCAGCAGATTACTCTGGGGCTGGTGATACTCTTTTTGAGTTCGTGGTGCTGGCTCGGTACTGGCATTTTATCGGGGATATTACCGGGGGGGCGAAATCTGCATGAAAATGGAATACCAGGAAGGAGATCAGGAGCTCCATCTGTGAACACGGGTCAATAATGAGCAGACTAAATGGAATATGTCCTAAATTTGATTGAAAACGTTGCATTAAACATATTAAAACCTTGAGGATATTTAAGTATTAGTGCTGGGTGGATGATAGTGAGATGATGTGAGTTATATTCTTCAAAAGAAATTAATAGCTGCTGTGTTTTTGGCTTTAATAATATAAAAGGAAATGGAATATGCCATTAAGTTTCCCAAATTTAAATTTACTTCACGGGTTGACAATAGAGACATATCCTTCAGATATGCTCGACAGTATACGTAATGCAGCCAGACCTCCTGATGGCGCGCCTGGGCCGACTGAAATTCAGGTGCAACTATGTGATGCGCTATACCAGGTGCGTCATCAGCCCGACGAAGGTACATTTTACGTGGTTCCATGGCGTGAGCCAGGGCAGGTTTATAGTAATGATACAGCAAGGTGGGACAATGCAAAAAAGCTGGCACGCGAATTAAATATTACATGGAAGATTGATTTATGTAGTTTTCAGGTAGAAGCAGGAAGTTTTACATGCTCTGAAGGACATTTAACATGTCCGATAACGAAGGATATTCCAACAAACGGCGTTTTTGTTAAAGTATCATCACGGTCAGATGTTTGTTACTTATTTGATAAAGAGGCATTTCTCAACCTGCTGTCTCTGGAATTCAATCACCCTTTGAGTCAGGAGCCTATCCGTAGTGATATGATAGTTAGAAAGAGCGAATGTTATTTTAATACCGAACGTGAGAATTTTACCTTAAGATAGACGCTGATTAAACATTATCAGATGAATATGAACTTTGTACGGACTGGCGGAGGCGGCTGTCTTCACGGCTTACGAGTCTGAGGAGTAAGAGGCCCGGCAGCCAGAAATCTCCGTCACCTTCGATATGTCAGGAATCCTCAACGCACCCACATTCAACCCGCTACGGCAGGTTTTTTAATGTTCGGGAAATACTGGCACGACAAGAGGCTGCGATGGAGGCCTGATAACGGACGAGGTTTACAACAATGGCTATTCTACGCAATACGAAAATATTTTGCGTCTGGCCGGAACTGGTGATGGGGAGATATTAATCGGATGGAGTGGGGTAACGGTGCGCCAGCCCCCGCCTATCTCTGTGGCCATCGTGATGCCGCTGACGCTGAGTGGTCCGAATGGGCAATGCTCTACACCTTACTAAATCCGCCACTGGTTCGTATCCAGTAGGGGAGGCGATTGTATGGCTGTCTGATGCCACTCCAGCAGGTTACGCCCTGATGTACGGGCAGTCCTTCGATAAATCTGTTTACCCGCCACTAGCGATAGCCTATCCAGCCGGCGTTATTCCGGGCATGTGCGGCTGGGCAATCAAAGGTAAACCCGCAAGCAGCCGCGCAATGTTGTCACAGGAAATGAGCGGTAACGAATCGCACAGTCATAGCGCCTGGACGCAGGATACCATAGGGAGACTGGTAGACTGTGTTGATACCTCAAGCCCCACCAGGTCGGAAATACCAACATGATGCGTTTTGTACGGGCTGGATTTCCGGTACACTGTTGTACTCATATTCACACTTAAAATATTCTTATCATTCTTATAAACAATTTATATAAATTGTTTTGCATGTTAGCATTCCATATTGGTTTAAATTCACAGGATTTTTTAAGAGGTATGACCACTATAGCAATTGTTACTGCTTATTTTGATATAGGCAGAAGCCAATGGACATCTCAAAATGGATTTGCTCCATGCATTGAACGAGATACTGATGAATATATGGCCTGGTTTTCTAATCTTGCACAACTTGAAAATGATATGGTTATTTTTACCTCACCTGACCTCAAACCCAGGATTGAGGAAATCCGGAGAGGAAAACCAACAACGATTGTTACATTAGATTTCAATAAAGAATTTCATCATATCAGGAACCGGATTGCCTCTATACAGTCAGATGTAACGTTCAGGCTTAGAACACCTGTCGAGCAGCGTGGGAATCCAGAGTTCCTGTCGGCTGATTACGTTTTACTCTGCAATCTGAAAACATACTTTGTAAATAAAGCTATCAGGCAGGGGTTGATCAAAGACGACATGGTTGCCTGGATTGATTTTGGATATTGTAGAGATTCAAATACCACGAATGGAATAAAAACGTGGTCCTGGTCCTTCAATAAGGAAAAAATGCATTTTTTTACGATTAGAAGGGGTCTTAAACTTGAAACACTGGAATCAGTATACAACTGTATGTCAGGTAACCATGTGTATATCATCGGTGGCGTTCTGGTCGGAACGCTGGAAAAGTGGCAAGAATTTTACAGATTGGTGTGGCATTGCCAAAAAAAGGTGTTGAGAGAAAATATTGTGGATGATGATCAGGGGATATTTCTGATGTGTTATTATTATAGACCTGACATGATAAAGTTAAACTACTTGGGTAAAAACAAGTGGTTTGATTTATTCAGATGCAAGGGAAGGCGAACGATTCGTACTTTTTTTCGCAAGATGAGAATATTATGTCTATACAAATGAATGTGTTAATTTATAAAAAGCCAGGCATGTAGATTACGCCGGGCTTTTAAAAACTGAGAGATTTATTTTTTACCCTGTATCTCTAAATGAGACTGGTTTTCATTTGCCGACTTCACTCTGTCATTATTCATTTCACTATTAACAATCTTTTTATCAAGCACATAACCAATGAGACATGAAAGGATAGACTTATTCATTAGACCACTTAGCCATCTGTCCTTGTTTCTGAATTGTTCAATGAATGAACAATCAAATTTGTCATTGGTAGATTTATAGAGAAAGGTATGTACCATTGCTCCCTGCCTATCATAATCCCATGACCTTTATTGATCATTTGTTGATGACACCAGATGCCAGGTCGGAAATGGCGTAAACCCAGCATCGCTGGAACCCGGTAGCAGACTGTAAGGGCAGATAGCACTTCCGGGCATATATATTGAAAAATCAACATATATAGAATTGACTCCAGATCAGAATGATGTATTTCTATTCCTCCTCCGGTGAAAGTGGTTCCTCCTTAATCTGCACTAATCGTAATGCCATGCCCGGTTCAAAATGCTGGTAGTCCGGCCCGTAGTCAAACCACAGTTCTTCCCCGGCGCTGATGTTGCGTGTGGTGAGGTAAAAGGTAATGTTCTTTCCGACAAGGACCGCGCTGACGTTCTGTCTTGCTTCTGCCTCCGCGGTCCGGCGGCCAAATACCGGGTTGTTAATCAGGCTGAGGAGATTTCCCTGCGGCCAGGCAGAAACGATTCGCTCCTGGCTTCGTGTGGCAAAGTAATAATTACTCGCTTCCCTGCCGTATTCTTTTTCATATTCACACCGTACCGTTTCGCTTTCCAGCAGGCGGCCGGAGTAGGGTCCCAGTACGGTGAAGGCGGGAAGGTCAGTACGCGCGTAAACGGTGCGCCCCCGGTAGCCGTCGCTGTCATCAAGAGGAATCGACACGGTCATCATGTCATTCATGCGCGCATCATGGTTACCTTCATTTTGCAGGAACCACTGGACATCCTGATTAATCCGGGCTTTTGTCTCCCGGGGGAGCCGGTTAAAAAGGCTGCCCCAGAGAGTGACCTGTAAGGTCTCCTTTCTGCCTTCTGCCTGTGCCAGAACCGATACCGTCGGGTCACGCCAGTGCTGCAGAATGGGCAGGTTATTGTCTATCTGATGCGTCCGCCAGGTCACGGCGTCTTCCTCTTTCTTAATCTGTTTTGTCGTTGGAACCGGGATATCTTCCCCTGCCACGGGGAGGGCGCGTTTATCGCCGCTGCTTGCCAGGGATGTATCCGCCCTGACGGTGAGTGACCCCCTTCCTCCCGCGGATGTTGAAGGCTGTGAACTGTCGTGCGTGACAGTGTCGGAGAATAACGTGCTGCCGAGGGACATTTTGCTGTCTGCCAGCGGCAGAGATTGTCCGGCACGTTCGTTGGATATCCCCTGCGCCTGCGCCCATGTTCTCTGGCCGCCAGCCTCGCGTGTCGCCTGCCATGTCTGCATCGGGGAATCGGTAACAGGGGCATTCCTTTTCTTTGGCTGCTGCAGCCGCATTACACCGCGGGGTGCCAGTCCGGTGTTTGTCAGGAAAGTTCTGGCACTTCCGACGGATATTCCCTGTGCCTGCGCCCATGCTACCCAGCCACCCGCCTCGCGTTTCGCCTCCGGTGTCATGTCCCGCCACGCTCGAATCTGTTTACTGGTAATAGAGGTTGCTTTTCCTTCTGGCGGCCGCAGGCACGCCACGCCGCGGGAAGTCAATCCGGTGTTTGTCAGATAGTTCGATGCACTTATGATATTTATTCCCTGTGCCTGCGCCCATGCTTTCCAGCCGCCAGACTCGCGTTTTGCCTCCGGTGTCAGGTCCCGCCACGTCTGAATCTGGGTTTTGGTAATAGGGGCGTCCTTTTTCCCGGGCGGCTGCAGCCGCGCCACACCGCGGTATGCCAGTCCGGTGTTTGTCAGAAAGGTTCTGGCACTTCCGACGGATATTCCCTGTGCCTGCGCCCATGCTACCCAGCCACCCGCCTCGCGTTTCGCCTCTGGTGTCATGTCCCGCCACGCTCGAATCTGTTTACTGGTAATAGAAGTCCCCCTTACTTCTGGCGGTCGCAGGCGTGCTACGCCCCCGGGAGACAATCCAGTGTTTGTCAAAAAGTTCGCCGCACTTCCGACGGATATTCCCTGTGCCTGTGCCCATGCTCTCCAGCCACCCGCCTCGCGTTTCGCCTCCGGTGTCAGGTCCCGCCACGTCTGAATCTGGGCGTCGGTAATAGAGGCTCCTCTTCCTTCTGGCGGCTGCAGCCGCGCCACACCGCGGGGGGTCAGTCCGGTGTTTGTCAGAAAGCTTCTGGCCCTTCCGACAGATATTCCCTGTGCCTGCGCCCATGCTCTCCAGCCGCCAGACTCACGTTTCGCCTCCGGTGTCAGGTCACGCCACGCCCGAAGTTGTTTGTCCGTAATGGAGGAGCACTTCGCCTCAGCCGGCAACAACCGCTCCAGGCCGCGCGGAGTCAGTCCGCTGTTTGTCAGATAGTTCTCAGCACTCCTGATGACTATTCCCTGCGCCCGCGCCCATACTTTCCAGCTACCAGCCTCACGTTTCGCCTCCGGCGTCAGGTCACGCCACGCCTGAAGTTGTTTACTTGTAATGGAGGAGAACTCCTTCCTGGCCGACAATAACCGCGCTACGCCGCGGGGAGTGAGTCCGCTGTTTGTCAAATAGTTCCTGGTATTCTTGATGGCTATTCCCTGCGCCCGCGCCCATACTTTCCAGCTACCAGCCTCACGTTTCGCCTCCGGCGCCAGGTCATGCCACGCCTGAATCTGCGCGTTGGTAATGGAAGGGAGTTTTGGGCGCGCTCCAGGCTCTGTTACGGTAGCGGTCCGGCTGTCAGAGCTTACTGACAACGGTAGTTCTTCCTGGGAATGTGCTGCATGCCATTCCGGGTCGCTCAGAAGGAGTGTGACAGTAGGAAAGTTGCTGCTTTTACCGGCGGCAATTGCGCATTGGGTTTCACCTGTGCCGACCATTCGCTCTGCCGTAAAATTTGCCTGCCGTCCCGGGGACGCCAGTGCTTTTAGCCTTAAAAAGTGTTTCAACCTGTCTGGTGGCGGTGTGCCTTCCTCCGGCTGATAAAAAACGCGAAAACAGCGTGCAGCCTCATCCTGAGCGGTCAAGGGGAACCAGTCCCGGATATCGTTCCATGCCCGGCTTAAGTGGGTAGCTGAGGTGCTGTTGGCTGCTGGTGCGTGAAAATGAATGACCGACCCGATACCCCGCAT